CCCAGGCGCCCCGGCGCCCCGGTGCCCAGGCGCCCAGGCGCCCCGGTGCCCGCGCTCAACCGGGACATCAGGTCCGCGCGCCGATAGGCCCTAGGCTTCGCAGATTTGGCCGCTGGCGGGCGTTGTCGGAAATCCGCGGGCGATCTACCGGGGCGACGGTTTCGGCCGCTGGCGGGGCGTTTCTGGCGATCCGCTTCCGATATGGGATTTCCCGTGGCGGGGCCCGTCAATCGCCAGAGACGGGGCGCCAAGGCCCGGAACGCGAAAGGCCCCGGCACGGATGCCGGGGCCTTGATGTCGCCAGTCTGCGGGGCGCTTACAGTTCGTGAGGGTCGGCGCGGGAGATGATCCATTCCGTCAACGCGGCGAGGCCTAGGAACGGGAGAGCGAATAGGACGCAAAGGGCGAGGACGGCGAGGGCGATAAGGAGGAGCATGGTCTAGGCCTTCCGGGTGTAGGTCCAGGCCGCGACGGCGACGGCCGTGAACGGGAGGAGCGCGGGAAAGTTGGCGAGTAGCACAAGGCCCAAGACCGCGCCCGTTGTCGCAAGGAACGCCGCGGCAAGGAGCGCGGCGAGCGAACCGAACGCGCGGCCGATCGTGGCGCGCCGGGCGCGCGTCGCGGCGTCGCGCTCGAAGCGCGCGGCGTAGGCGCCCGGCTGGTACGGCGCCGGGCGCGCGAGGCGGTTAAGGCCCGCGGCGAGGATGTGGCAGGCGAGGTCTCCGGAGACCGTTCGGCGATGGCGCGACATGTCAGAGCTTCCCAACGAGGTAGAGGGCGAGGGCGAGAGCGGCGGCGCCCCAAGGCGTCGCTACAAGGGCGAGGGCGAGCCTCACGCGGCCACCTTGAGCGAGGCGAGGGCGGCGCGGGCCGCCTTCGTGGCTTCCGTGACCATGCCCGGGAAGTAGTGGCAGATACAGACGCCGCGGGCCTTGTTGGCGAGCGTGTTGCGGTGTTCCGCGGGCGAGTTGCGATGGTCCGTGAAGAACTCGCGCGGGTCGGAATACACGGACCCGCAAAGGCTTTCGGTCGCGAGGACAATGCCGGTCGGCTTATGGGTGACGGTCACGTCTGTCGCGAAGGCTTGATACTCGCCGCTCTCCAGCTTCTCGGCGGTCTCGCCGCTATCGTCAAAGGACAGGTCTAGGTCTTGATCGGGCGAGATGAACGCCTCGACTAGGAAGGTTGCGGTCTCAAAAGAGAACATGCGTTCACGGGACATGGCAGGCTCCAGGGTTATGCGTCGAATGTGGCGCCCGGGGCGCCCTCGCTCTCGCGAAGGCGCCAGAGGCGTCACATCACGCCGCGGCGGTCTCGCCCTCGATCAAGCCGAGTTGGCGCGCGATGCGCTCCACCTCGCTCCAGGCGATGCGGTGGCAGCCCGCGACAAAATCGCCGCACGCCTCGATCCGGTCAACCGTGAAGGCGCCGACGCGGAGGCTGTGACCGTCGCGCACCCACGCTTCGCCCTTGTCGCGGCACGCCTTGACGAAGCGGAACACGCGGACGGCATGGGACAGGGGAACGTCCGCGCCCAACGAGGTCTCCAGGGTCTCGCCCTTGACGCGAAGGAGGGCGGAACCGTCCGGGGCGCGGCCGTGATAGTAGGCGGTCGGCTCGCCGGACAGCCACGCCTCGCGGAGCTTGGTTTCGCGCTCGAATGTGGCGCGGGCCGCTTCCATGCGCGCCTCGCGGGCCGCCGCTTCGGCGCGGGCGACACGCTCCAGTTGCTCGGCGACGGCGACGCCTAGGGTCTCCAGGGTGACGGGCGCGCGGTCCAGTCCGAACGTCTCCACCATGCGCGTCGCGATGCGGCAGTGTTGCACGGCGCGGTCAAGGTGAATGTCGCCGTACTTGCGGGCGCGTTGCGCCTTGCCGACGCTCTCGCGCGCCGACATCAGTTCACGGTCATAGTCCGCGACGGTCACGCCCGCTTCGGGGCTTTCGACCATGAACACGTCAAGGTGAGAGCAGGCCGAAAGGACTTCCGAACGGTGCTGCCCCGTGGAAACGGAACGCTTCTCGTTGTTCACGAAAACGACCGTGCGGCCGTCATGCTCCGCGATGCGGGCGAGAAGGAAATGGGTGCCCCAAGAGTAGATGCGCGGGCCCTGATAGAACATGTTCGCGCCGTTGCGGTTACGGCCGGTCTGATGCGCGAAGGCGTGAGCGACTTGGGCGTGAGAGGACATGGCGTGGTCTCCAGAGGTGAGGGGCGCCGCAACGGCGCCGTAAGGGTGTTCTAAGCGCGCACTTGAGCGGTGTCAAGCGTGGCGAGCGTGCGCGCGGACAAGATTTCCGCCGAACGCCGCGGCGGGGCTCTCGAAGTGCGGCACGTCGGCATGGTCGGACGCTTCATCCGCCGGGAAGGCGTCGGCGAGCTTCCAAGCGCCGTTGTGTTCGCTCCAGCCGGGCGAGCGCGGCGGATCGTAAACGACAGCTTGCGCCGCGCCCTCGCCCGCTTCGTCAACGTGGAGATTGCGCGCGATGTAAGGGCGCCCCGTCTTAGTGAATTGCGAAATCGTGGCGAGGCGCGCCAAGATGTATTCGGACCCGGCGGGCGCCTCGACAGTGAACGCGGGGAATAGACGCGACAGGCCGTCATTGCCGTTGCCGTAGGAGATTGCGAAGCGCATGGCGTAACCTTTCAGACGAAGCGGCCGTCGCCGCGGGGGAGCTTGACACCCTTCACGATGTCACGGGGAAACAGGGCCTTGAAGGCCTCGCGCGCCTCGCGAGGTGTCGCGGCGCAAATGTCGCCTTCGAAGGCGATGCGGCGACGCCCCGCAGGGGGCGCCTCGCTATGGGTCCAGAGGACGACGAAGCGGCGAAGCGCGGCCACGGATCAAGCCTCGCGGACGAAGCGGCCGGACCGGGCGCAACGAAGGCGCCCGTTCGCGTCGCGGCGCGTGCCGGTGACTGCGGAGACAGGGCCACCGCTGGCAATGATGCGACGGGGCGCGGCGGGGAGCTTCGGCAGGGGCGTGGCGAGGCAAACGAGGCACGCGGCGATTGCGAGGGCGAGAAGGGCGAGCGCGGCCTTAGCGAGCGGGAAGGCGTCAAGGGCGTCGCCCATGCTGAGCAGAACGGGCGCGGGAGCGGGGAGGGGGGCGGTGAACATGAACATGGGGGCAGGCCTCAAACCAGGTTTCGACGGGGCTGTTATGGCGCCGTTGAGGAGGCCTGTCAAGCGCGCACTTGGATATTCTGTCCGCGATGTTTGAGCGCCAAGGCTATGAGGTATAGCAAGGGCTATATTTGATGCGATTGGCTAAGTAGGTTTGCTGGTGCTAAGGGTCGGCGAGGTCGGACAGAATTTCCGGGTGCGAGTATGCCTAACCAAACGGGACGCTTTACGCCTCAAGAGGTTGCGTTCATTGAGGCAATGATTGAACGGGGCGACCCCGTGAAGTGCGCGAGGGAAGCGGGATACTCGCACCCGTCGCAACGGGCCTATGACCTGATGAAGCGGCCGGACGTGGTGGCCGCGATCCATTCGACCATTCAGGGCAAGATGCAAACGGAAGGCGCGTCCGTCGCCTTTCGGGTTCTCGTTGAGATTGCGAACGACGAAAAGGCCCCAAAGGCTCCCCGCGTGGCCGCGGCACGAACTCTCGCCGAAATGTCGGGACTGTCAGCGGGCGCGGGCGCGGGCGCGCTCGACAAGCCGCCGTCAGAGATGTCGCGCGCCGAGTTGATCGAGGCGCGAGAGCGCGCCCTCGCCGTTCTGGCGAGCCTTGAGGCGCCCCGGATGATCGAGGGGAGCACGATCGAGGCGCCCGAAACGGACACCGCGGCCGTCTCGGCGCTTTTCGATTGACGCAAAAACCAGGTTCTGGTAGGCCTAAGTCATTGAAAAGACAGGAGGACGCATAGTCCAAGGCAGACTAGAGGGAGACACGGCAGGGGGCGAGGCACGGCCCGGCCCGGCTCGAAGGCCGGGGCCGGCCCCTGGGGTACGCCGCGCCCCCACCTTCGTGGACGGCGCCTGACGCTCATAGGAAGTTGCGCCCCCTGGAAAGTTCTGGACATCCTGTCCGGTCTCGTTTAGACCGATGCGATGAGCACAGAACTTCCCTCCCGAGACGCCCTGATCGAGCTTTTCGACTATGAGCCCCTGACCGGGCTCTTGAGGTGGCGCGAGCGACCCGGCCGACCCGATTGGAACGCTCAGCACGCCGGAAAGCCGGCAGGCGGTGTCCCCGACGATGAGGGCTATCTGCGATCGGAGGTGCTGATCGAGGGTCGTCGCTGGCGTCTCCGGCTCCACCGCGTCGCCTTCAAGATCGCGACGGGCCTGGAGCCGCCCTTGGTCGATCACGAGAACGGCGTCCGGTCGGACAACCGCGAGGCGAACCTGCGGGAGGCCACCGTCCTGACCTCGCGGTGGAACAGCTCCGGCCGGAAGGGGCGCGACCTGCCGAAAGGGGTCTACCGACAGGGCCACCGCTACGCCGCCAAGGCGACGGTCAACGGCGAGCGGCTCAACTTCGGCACCTTCGCGACGGTCCACGAGGCCCATTGCGCCTACATGGCCGGGGTTGCTCCGCTGCACGGCGAATTTACCCGTGGAGTTTTCGCTTGACGAGCCGTAACAGCCCCTCTAAGTCTCGACACGTCGTCCCGAGCGCAGGACGCCTTGGCCTCCCTATCCCCTCGATCGAGCGGCAGGGGTCCGAAGCGGCGGGACGACACCCGAGACCTCGCCGGCCAGAGCGCTTGAAGCAGTCCCGCAGACCTTCCGAACCGGCCGCCGAGGTCTCTCCCCAGGAGAGAGGCCACCGACATGCACTCAGACAAGCCCGAAGACGCCGCTTTCGCCGCCTTGGTCGCAGCGCAATCCGAGCTGGAGAAGCTCCGGCAGCGGACTAATCACCGCGAGGCTGGCCGGGCGTTCGCGCTCGTGAAGACGAAGCTGGATGAAGCCCGGTTGTGGCTGGACGAAGCGGTCGCCGAAGCGGGTGACACGCTGTCCGCGGAGCAGAACTGATGCGCGCGGCGACGATCGAGCGGCTGTTCGTGCTCCAGGGCGCAGCGCAGCGGCGGGCGACCTTCGGGGCGGACAGAGAGCTGGCTCAGATCGTCGCCGACGTGATCTCGACGCTGGTGGCAGAGGCCACCGTAGCGTCCCGGGAACCGCCAGGAGCCTATCCGTGGATAGGGCTGGCGGTCGGGGACGAGTTCGTTCTCCCGGGAGCGGTCGATCCGGCCGTGAAGCGGCGGGCGCTGACGAACGTGTCGTCCGCAGGTATAGCGTGGGCGAAAAGGAACGCTCCGGGGCGCAAATTCAGCGTCCGGACGTGCGAAGACGGCATTCGCGTGCGCCGTGTGGCGTGAAACAGTAGAGGAGAGCGACATGAAGCCTGCCAAGACCCCGAAAAACGACCTCGAATACCTTCACCCGTTCTTCCTGATCGGCCGTCCGGGCGAAAAGCCTTGCCGCGAGCTGCGCGGGATCAGTGCGATCCGGTTCCGCGGCGAGCAGATCACCGTTCCGGCGCTCCCGCGGCCGTCGCACGCGGTGGCGAGCGTCCAGCAGCGTACTTTCTTCGTCCGGCGCGAGTTCTACGGCGAGTTCGAAGGGCTTTGGATCGAGGTGCCGGCCGAACACCCGCTCTGGGACCGCGCGGACCCGATGTCCGGGGCGTTTTGGGACTTCGGGGTGGACGCCGAGCTGGTAGAGCGGGGTTCGCCGGCCAGGACGGAGCGTCCGAAGCTCCCTCGGCGCTCGCCGGCCACGGTCCACCCGATGTGCGGCCTGCATACGTGCTTCGAGGACGACGAGTGCGCCTTTCCGATGGGGTGCGTGGGCGAGCACCTCGACCGGACGGCCGCTTTCAAGGCCGGCGAGCCCGATCCGATGGCCTCCCCGGGCAAGTCGGACGCCTCGATCGCCCTGGCGAAGGTCGCCTCCGGCGAAAACGAGGACATGCGGGACCGGATCGCGGCTGCGAACCTCCTTCTGGCCGGCCAGACGCCCGGCTACGGCGTCTGCGCGACCCGGAACGCCTTCGAGAGCGCGCTGGCGTTCCCCGATCGGCCCGTCAGGCCGGAGCGGCCGGCCAAGTTCTGCGCCGGACAGGCCGTCCCGATCCGTCCGGACGACATGCTCGATCCGATGGACCCCGACGAGTACAACTGGCGGGCCGAAGGGCGCGATCAGGGCTGGACGGCGCCGGATCGCCGGCCCTGGTGGAAGCGGCTGCCGATCATCCGCCACGCGGCGGCTCTCCGTTTCTCCTGGCAGGTCCACAACTACGCCGGAGGCTGGGCCGCGGTCGGGATCGGGGTCGGCGGCCCGCATCCGCAAGATCTCTGGGTCGTGGAGGGCTACTGGCATGGCTACATCTGATCCGCAGGCGAAGTGTCTGCCCGGTCTGGACGAGCGCGGCATGGTGCTGGCGCTCGTATCGCTCAAGGCGCAGGAAGGTGTCGGCGTCGGCGACCTGATCGACCTCCTGATCCGATATTTCGAGATCAAGGGGCGCGAGCGGCCGTACCACTTCCCGCCTGTAGCCGGAGACTGACGTGGCGGACCCGAAATACACGCATCTCGACCCGGTGCGGGAGGACTTCTTGGACTTCCCGACCGCTTGGGAGATCCAAGACCGGGCGCTCGACCGCGGCCCGGCGCTGGAGCATCACCCCCGATGCTCCAGCGTCCCCGGCTGGCACAAGCTGAGCGGCCGGGGCCTCCTCTGCGACTGCCAAGCGGTCCCCGACGAGTGGCGGCGCCTCGTGAAGGTGCAACAAGCCGCTCGGGCTGCTAAGGAAAGCTGCGGTTGACTGCCGCAGCGGCACAGGAGACTATCATGCGGTTCCCGAATACGGCGGCGCTCCTCGAACAAGAGGGGCTCGACGTGCTAAAGGCACTCATCGCCGAACCGGCGGTGAAGGCAACGATCGAAGCGATCCTCAAGGAGCTTTACATGGCAAGCGTGAAAGAACTGACCGACGCGCTCAACAGCGCCAAGGCCTCGGTGGACACCCTCGTCGGCAAGGTCGGCCAGACCGGCGGCGGGATCGACCCGTCCGACCTCGATCCGGTCCTCAAGGAGATCACCGACCTCCGCTCGACCGTCGAGGCGATGTCCGCCTCGCTCCCGGGCAAGCAGGAGGCCACCGACCAGGGCGCTTCCGGCTCGACCGCCGGGACGGCCGCCCAGCTCGGCGGCGTCGGCGCCGCGGGCGCCGAGGTCGGCCAGGGCCAGACGGCCACGGGCGTCTCGGGCGTCTAAGACTACCGGACGCCCCGTCAATCCTGGCGGGGCGTTCTCCCACTCAGAGCAGTATCGGGAGAGCACAATGCCCTACGGCAATGACCAGAGCGCGCGTCGCGGCCAACATTCGATCGAGCTGATCGCGCGGACCTGCCACGAGACCAATCGAGCCATTTGCGAGGCTTTCGGCGACTTCTCGCAAGTCTGCTGGGACCACGCGAAGGACTGGCAGCGCCAGTCCGCAATAGCCGGAGTGCTCTACGCGCTGGAGCATCCCGACGCGACGCCCGAGGACCAGCATGAAGCCTGGGCGAAGCAGAAGCGCGAGGCCGGGTGGGTCTACGGCACCGTCAAGGACGAGGGCCAGAAGACGCACCCCTGTCTCGTCCCCTACGCGCAGCTCCCGCCGAACCAGCGGGTCAAGGACGGCGTGTTCAAAGCCATCGTGAACACGCTGACGATGAAGCGGGTGCCGATGGAGCCCATAGGCTAGAGGAAGTCATGCAGAACGACGAACAGACGATCGAGGCGCTGATCCAGTCCAAGAACCTGACGGCGCCTAGACTGACGCCGGACGATATCGACGCGCAGATCGTGGACGAGCAATACCACCAGTGGCCCGGAACGACCTTCACGACCTGTCTGCTGACGCTCAAGAACGGCTACAACGTCTCGGGCGAGAGCGCCGCGGTCTCTCCGGAGAACTTCGACGCCGAGATCGGCCAGAAGGTCGCCCGCCGGAACGCCCGGGAGAAGATCTGGAGCCTCCAGGGCTATCTCCTCAAGGAGTGCATCTGCCGGGAGAACGCCGCCAAGGCGCAGGGTTGACGCCGCACGAGGGGGCAAGTACAGACCTGAAAGGGTCTTGGCAGGCCCCCTCGTCACTGCTCAGGTGAAAGAGGCGGTGCGAAGGCTACACAGCTTTCGTGCCGCCTTTTCCTTTTGGGCGGGTCGAAAGCACCGGATCGAGGTGTTTACGATGGCCCTGCCCGCATTCCTTCGCCGCCTCTACAGCTTCACTGCGTTTCAGCAGAGCCAGGGCGACAACAGCTTTCCCGGGACGCAGCTCGATACTGAGCTGGACCAGATCGACAACACGGTAACGGGGCTGCTGGAGCAGCTCGGCGGCCTTCTCCGTCCGGACGGCAAGCTCGTCAACGGGATCGTCACCCGGAACAGCCTGTCCGCGGACCTGACGATCGGCGTCGGCGCGGCGCGGCCGTGGAAGTCCACGGTGCCCTACCTCGACGGCGAGACAGTCACCCGCGGCTACCTGATCTACCAAGCGATCCAGGCCTCGCTCGGCGTGGACCCGGCGGCCGACGTGAACGGCACGACATGGGAGATCGTCGCGGACCTGTCCCAGGCGGTCACGATCGCGGCCGGCGGCGTGGTCACGGCCTCGATCGCGGACGGTGCCGTGACGAATGCCAAGCTCGCCGGGGGCATCACGGGCGACAAGCTCGTGGACGCGACGATCCCGCCGGGCAAGATCCAGCCCGGCCTCGGCGTCGTCCCGGTTGGCGCTCGTATCGGCTTCGCCGGTATCACGCCGCCCGCCGGATGGGCCTTCGAGAATGGCGCGGCCGTCTCGCGCCAGACCTACGCCGCCCTGTTCGCGGCGATCACCTTGACCTTCAAGGCGGACGTGACGATCGGACAGACGGTCCTCGCCAACCCCTCCCGCTCGATCCAGGGGCTCGGGCTCGGGGCGGCCTATATCGAGGGCCCCGGCATCCCGCTCGGCAGCCGCCTCGCCAATGACGCGGACGGCAACCTCCAGCTTAACGCCGCGGCCACCGGGACCGCCGCCCAGGCGACCATTCGGGTCTGCCCCTACGGCAACGGCGACGGCGCCACCACCTTCAACCTGCCGGACAGCCGCGGGCGTGCCGACTTCGGCCGCGACAATATGGGTGGGGCGGGTGCCGGCCGTCTGACGCAAACCGTGGACGGCTCCGCGCTCACGAACGGCGCCTTTGACGCCGGGGCGGGTGCCGAGCGCGCGACGATCGGCATTAACAACCTGCCGACTACACTGCCGGGCGGCAAGGTCACAGTGACCTATCCGAACTACAACACGCCTACATACGGGCTGCTGCAAAGTCTTGCTGCTGGCGGCGGCAGTATTCCAATCGACGGATTGTGGCGACAGCTTGCGCCTGGACAGTCGGTGCCCGCCGAAGCTGCACGAGAGTTTAACGTGGCGGGCGCTGCGAACCCTGGCGGCTCGCAGCCGTTCAATGTTCTTCCGCCCGCCTCGATCACGAATAAGATCATCTTCCACGGAGTGCTGTAATCATGTCTGCCAAGATCGTGTCTCGACTGCCGTTCATCTGCGCGACCTTCGGAACGCGCGCCATGCAGGACTTGAAGCTGACCCGGAACAAGGTCGGCGGCCTGTTCGGCAACGGCGAGATCGAGAGCCAGGGCTTCAACACCTTGCAGGAGATCGCCCCGGTCGTGGCGGGCTCGGCCGGCGGCTACGGCTGGATGCAGTGGACCGGGCCGCGCCGGAAGGCCTACCTCGCGTGGGCCGCCGCGCTCGGGCTCAACCCGGCCGACGACGAGACGAACTACCGCTATATGGTCCACGAGCTGCTGACGATCGAGACGGCCGCCTACAAGGCCCTCCTGGCGTGTGCGGACGATCCGTCCGTGGCCGCCACCGTCGTCTGCACCAAGTACCTGCGGCCGGGCGTCCCGCACCTCGACAAGCGGATCTCGGCCGCGAAGCTCGCCGCCGGCTATCTGGCGATCGGCCTTGCACCGGCCGCTCCGATCCCGCCGCGGCCGTCCCTGGCGCCCGTAGGCGAGCCTGTCGCCATTCCGCAGGGCCCGAAGGGCGACGTTGCGGGCTCGGGCCCTGTCGGCACGGCGCCGGCCGTGCAGGTCGAGGCCGGCCGCTGGCCGGAGGACAGCCTGTCCGCCTTCGAGATCAAGGCGATCCAGCAGCGGCTTCTCGACCTCGGCTTCCACGTCGTCGGTTTCGTGGACGGGAAGTGGGGCAAGCGGACCTCGGCGGCGATCACCGCGCTCCAGCAGCAGGCCGCCAACGAGGGCAAGGCCGTCACGATCGACGGGCACTACGGGCCGCAGACCCGGGCGCTCCTGTCGAGCGACGAGATGAAGGCCACCGTCAGCCCGGAGCGCGCCTCCGTCACGTCCAAGACGCTCGCCAAGATCGGCAACCCGACCGTCCTGGCCGGCCGGAAGATCACATGGTCCTCGATCGGCTCAGTTCTGGCAGGACTAGGCGCTTTCGCGGTGGCCCTCGCCCAGGGCTGGCAGTCCACGCCTCCGGATATGCCGTTCCCGTTCTCCCTGGTGCTCGGCTTCCTGCCGCCGTGGGCGCTGCCGGCGATCATCGTCGTCTTCAACCTCTACAACGCTGCCAAGGCGACTGGCCTGATCGGGACGGCCGTCGATCGGGTGCAGCAGGGGATCGACAACACGGGCGCCCCGGCCGCGCCCGTGCCCTCGGCGCCGACGACGATCTCCCTGCCCTTCGGGCTGGGCAAGCTGTTCGGGCAGCCGTGAGCCTCCCCGAAACCCTGGCGGCGGCCAACACCGCCGTCCCCACGGGCATCCCGACAGGGGCGCCCGTGGCCGCCACTATCGAACAAGCTCAGACCCACGCGCAGACCGCTATGCAGCTCGACATCACGACAGTTCTGGCAATAGCGGCGTTCATAGTCTCCATGGGGACTATCTTGTGGAAAATGAGTGCCGACGCGACCCAGAGGAAGGCCTTCGAGACCTACACGACCGCTCGCGATGTCGAGCGTAACAAGTATCGAGAGGACTTCGAGAAGGCAGTAGAAGCTCGCTTCGCTGCCGTTCAAGCCACGAATACGCTGTGCCAGACGCAGATCGCAGAGCTTCGAGAGCGTTTGGTCGGTCAATACATGACGAAACCTGAGATCGCGGAGATCGAACGCCGCGTTCAGAACGGCCAGGAGCGCATGAACGCGACCCTGGAGAAGATCGACGGACGCCTCCACGACCTATCGGGAAAGGTCATGGAGGCGCTCCAGCATAGCAGCGCGAAGAACCATGGCTGAGAACCGCTTCACGATCGACCCGATCACGCACAAGCGGAAGGGGTGGGTTCCGCCGCCCCGTCCGGACGCCGAGGAGCGTGAGAAGGCCAAGCGCGAGGCGCTCGCCACGATCCGCTCGCTCGATCGCGAGGAGGCGATCCAGGCGGCTCGCGCGAGCTTCTTGCCCTTCGTCAAGTTCACGATGCCGGACCCGCAGGACCCGGACGACACGACCCGCTCGGCCTACGACGCCCAGCTCTTTCACGAGGCGATCTGCGCCACGCTGGAGGAGGTCGAGGGCGGCCGTATGCCGTTCCTGATCCTCACGGTCCCGCCGCGTCACGGGAAGTCGCAGCTCACCTCCAGGCACTTCCCGGCGTGGCTGCTCGGCCGAGACCCGCGCCGGCACATCGTCGTCGCCGCGCACACGGACACCCTGGCCGAAGACTTCGGGTCCGATGTCCGGAACATCATGGCGACGCCGCAGTACCGGCAGGTCTTCCCCGAGGTGAAGCTACAGCGCGGCGGCGGGGCCAAGGGACGCCTCCAGACCGAGCAGGGCGGGCTCGCCTTCTTCGTCGGTCGCGGCGCCGCTCTGATCGGCCGCGGTGCCGATTTCCTCATTCTGGACGACCTTATCAAGAGCGCCGATGAGGCACGCTCGGCCGCGACCCGGGAGGAGGTCTGGCAATGGTTCATCAAGGTCGCCTCGACGCGCCGGATGAACGCTGAGAGCCCGGTCATCATCATCATGCAGCGCTGGCACGAGGACGATCCGGTCGGCCGCATCACGGACCCGACGAACCCGAACCACGACCCGATCCTGGCCTCGAAGTTCAAGATCATCGACCTGCCGGCTATCGCGGTGGACGACGATCCGCTCGGCCGGCCAAAGGGCGCCGCGCTCTGGCCCGAGAGCAAAGGCAAGAGGAAGTTCGATATCGAGTTTCTGGAGCAGCAGCAGCGCCTCGACCCGACAGGTTTCCACGCGCTCTACCAGCAGCAGCCGAGTGCAGTGGACGGCGTTCTGTTCAAGCGCGACTACTTTCACCTCTATCTGCCGGACGAGCTGCCGCGTGATCTGACTATGTACTGTGCATCGGACCATGCTACGGGCGACGACAAGGCGAAGCATGATGCGACATGCCTGCTCGGCGGCGGCGTGGACAGGAACGGCGACCTCTGGCTGACCCATTGCTGGTGGGAACGCCAGCTCACGGACCGCGTGGTCGAGCAGATGCTTGCCATGGCCCGGGAGATCAAGCCGCTCCTCTGGGCGGCCGAGACCGGACAGATCACCAAGTCTATCGGCCCGTTCCTGCGGAAGCGCATGGCCGAGACGAACAACTTCTTCGCTATCCGCGAGATGACGCCGATCGCCTCGAAGGAAGCCCGAGCACAGTCGATTTCGGGCCGCTCGGCCCAGGGCAAGGTCCACTTCCCGAAGACTGCGTTCTGGACCGAGAAGGCGATTGACGAGCTGCTCAAGTTCCCGAACGGCCGGAACGACGACTTCGTGGACGCCTTCTCGTGGTTCGGTATCCTGCTCCAGAGCATGTTCGCCCCGGGGCCGAGCGCGGCCGAGCGCCGGGCGGCCGAGCCCCGGACGGGAACCTACGCCTGGATCAAGGCGATGCAGAAGCGCCAGGACCGCGATGCGGCGGCGCAGCGCCACGGAGGGTACTGATGGCCCGGATCACGGATAAGCCCTATCTGGCGGCCTGCCAGAACGAAGACGGCACCTACAGCGCCGTCAAGGCCGCGCAGTGGCTCTACGAGGCGTCAACTGGTAAAGCTCTGTCCGACGCCGACGCGGTGGCCCTCGTGGAGAAGGCGAAAGCGGAGGCCGCGCGACGCCGGCAGGAGAGGGCCACCGATGTTTGACGAGACCCCCACGGACAGCTCTACCCCGGTGGACAGCGGGTCCGCGCAGTCAACGGCTCCCGACGATAAGACTAAGGTCGGGGACAACCAGGTTTCCGAGAGGGACCGGGCGCTCCAGTCGCGGATTTCGAAGACTATACGCGCGGACAAGGAGCACTTCCGCAAGGTGTTCCGGACGATGCGCCGGGATATGCGGATCGCCATGCGCGGTCATGACAAGGACTGGAACGATACACAGTACAAGGCGAACATCACGGGCCGCCACGTCAAGGCGAAGACTGCCGCCCTGTACGCCAAGAACCCGAAGGCGGTCGCGCGCCGGATCGACAAGCTCGACTTCAAGCTCTGGGACGAGAACCAGCAGAGCTTGATGACGGCATACCAGACCCTCCAGGCGGCGCAGCAGGCCGCCGCGGCGGCCCCGCCGGAGACTGCCGGCGTCGATCCGGCGACCGGCGCCCCTGCGCCCGTGCCGCAGCTCCCGCCGGGCTTCGAGCAGGCCCAGGCGCTCGTGCAGGACTTCATGGAGGGCTACGCCGCCCGGCAGGCCGCCATGAAGGTCGCGAAGACGCTGGAGAAGCTGTTCGCCCACGCGCTCCGCGAGCAGCAGCCCCTCGGCTTCAAGGAGAGCATGAAGCAGACCGTCCGCCGGGCCTGCACGACCGGCGTCGGCTACGTCAAGCTCTGCTACCAGCGCCAGATGGGTCCGGAGCCCTCCGTCGAGTACCGGCTACAGGACAGCCGCGCCCGCCTGGAGCACCTCCAGGCGCTCGCCAAGGACATCGCGGACGGCGACACGGGCGACCTCGACGCCGAGAAGGCTGAGCTGGAGGCGATGATCGCCGATCTGACGGCGCAGCCCGAGCGCGTGGTCTCCGAAGGCCTCGTCTTCGACTTCCCGCAGAGCACCCGGGTCATCCCCGACATGCTCACGAAGTCGATCGAGGGCTTCGTCGGCGCCCGGCACCTGACGATCGAGTACCTCTACACGCCCGAGGAAGTGCAGAGGATCTTCGGCGTCGATCTCGGCAAGGACTTCAAGCCCTACAACGCCAGCGGCCGGGCCGCCGACGCGGGAAGCTCTGACTTTCAGCAGCAGGGCGACCTCCTCGACGGCACGAGCTGGAGCGGATACTCGGACGACGAGAAGAAGGGCGACCTCTGCCTCGTTTGGGAGTATTTCGACAAGACTTCGGGCCTCGTCTACTACATCTGCGACGGTCATCCGGGCTTCCTCAAGGAGCCGGCCTCTCCGGATGTCTACGTGGATCAGTTCTGGCCGGTCTGGGCGCTCACGTTCAACTCGGTCGAGAGCGAGGAGGAGCTGTTCCCGCCGTCCGACGTGACGCTCCTGCTCGACGTGCAGAAGGAGTACAACCGGGCGCGCGACGGCAAGCGCGAGCACCGCCGGGCCGCCCGGCCGCGCTGGGTCTACCCCAAGGGCGCGTTCGGCGAGGAGGATCTGGACTGGCTCGCGACAGCCGGACCCTTCACGGCCACGCCCCTCAACATGGACCCGAACAAGGACATCAAGACCGTCCTCCAGGCGGTCCCGATCCCTGGCGTCGATCCGAACCTCTACGACACGGGCGAGATCATGTCGGACATGCAGGCCGTGGTCGGCACGTCCAATGCGGCGCTGGGCGTCCCGACCAAGGGAACGGCCACCGCCAACCAGATCGCGGCCGGCGCCACGAACACGTCGGACCAGTCGTCCGTGGACGACCTCGACAACTTCCTGACCGCCGTGACCCGGGGCGCCGGACAGATCCTCCTCCGCGAGATGTCCGCCGATACCGTGATGCGGGTTGTCGGGCCGGGCGCGAGCTGGCCCGAGATGACGCTTCAAGACATCGCCGACGAGATCTACTTGGAGATCGAGGCCGGATCGACCGGAAAACCGAACCAAGCGATCGAGGTCGGTAATTGGGAGAAGATGCTGCCGCTCCTGATGCAGATGGGCGGCATCGCTCCGGCGTGGCTCGCCCGCGAGACCCTGCGGCGTCTTGACGATCGCATGGACCTCACGGACGCCTTCATTGACGACATTCCGTCCATCGTGGCGCAGAACCGGCAGGTCGCGGCGGCTCCCGCCAACGCCAACGCCGATCCGGCGGCGCAAGGGCACAACGGAACGGCGAACGGGCCTGCTGCCCCAGGAGGGCCGGTAGGGCGCGGTGCGCCGATGGGGGCGGCCCAGGCCCCGCCACCAGTATAGCCATTGCTATACCTTGAAGGCCTGGACAAACTGTCGTAGTGAACGACGTGCAGTGAACAGAGGGTCAGATGCCGGGACCAGAAGATCAGGCCGCGGGTGGTGAGAGCCAGGGCTCGGAGAACGAGCTGGAGCTGGAGCTTACCCAAGGCTCGGACGGTTCGGAGGGCGCCGAGGGCGCCAAGCCGAATGATGGCGAGGGCTCGTCCGCCTCGCAGACGCAGGAAGCCCCCAAGGACTTGCTGTCCGTCGTCCGCGATGCGGCCCCGGCCAAGGCCAAGACCGAAGGGGATGCCGCGGCTTCGTCAGCCGAAGGTGGCGCGAAGGCGGGCGACAAGCCCGGCGACGCTCCCAAGGGGCCACCGCCCGAAGACTATTCGGACGTGCCCTTCAACAAGCATCCGCGTTTCCGTCAGCTCCTACAGGAGCGGAACAGCAACGTGGAAGACGCCACTCGCTACCGGCAAGTGGACACGTTCATCAAAGACAACGGGATGACAGCGCAGGAAGCTGCGGATCTTCTCATTGTCGGCGGCATGGCGAAGACGGACCCGGCGAAAGCCTGGGAGCTGGCGAAGCCGTGGGTCGAACGTCTCCTCCAGGCCGCAGGCGAGGTTCTGCCCGCCGACCTCGCCAAGATGGTGCAGGACGGCACGATGACGGAGGAGGCGGCCTATCAGGTCAGCCGATCCCGCGCGACGGTGGCCTCTGTCGAGGCGAGCCGGACCTTCGAGCGGCAGAAGCAGGAGCGCTCGGCGCAGGAGACTGCGGAGGGCGAGTACCGGCAGGCGGCTGTTGATTGGGAGACCGATCGCCGGGCCAAGGACCCCAACTTCGAAGCCAAGCTCGAACCGATCCTCCGCGAGATCGCGTGGCGGAAGTCTCAGGGCGATGTCCCGAAGACCCCGGCCGAGGTCACGGCGCAGCTCAACGCGGTCTACAAGGCCGTGAACGACGCGCTCAAGCCTCCGGCGAACCTCGCGGCTCCGGCTCCCGGCGCACGGCCAGCTCCGCAGCAGCGGAAGGCCGTCACGCCGGTCGCGGGCGGATCGGTCTCTGGTGGCAACGCGAAGCCTGCTCCGCGGTCCATGCTGGAAGTCGTCCAGCAGGCGCAGGGCTAGGCAAGCATAGTCTGAGGACAAGGACATGCCTTTTACTGCGAACGAATTGGCGAACATCGCCAACTCTGCTCTCGACTACTACCTCAACAAGGGGAAGACCGAGAAGCAGAACATTCAGGACAAGCCGATGTCGCAGGCCTTCGAGGCGGCGGCGGGCGAGTTCCCGGGTGGCAAGGGCCTCGTGTCGATCGGCGTCAAGGGCGGCCAGGGTGGAGGCCAGTTCCAGGGCTACACCCACGACGATCAGGTCACGTACTACAATCCGGCGGCCAACCTGCGGGTCGGCTACCCGTGGAAGGAGCACCACATCGGTCTCGGCATCACCCACACCGAGTTGAAGATCGACGGAATTACTGTCCGCGAGGACGGCGCCGATCAGGATACTTCGGAGAAGGACGGCCGGGAGCAGTTCGCGCTCGCCAATCTGCTCGAAGGCAAGCTCGAAGACTTCGATGAGGACAAGAAGAAGTCCTGGGACGCGCTGATCCACGGCGACGGCACCGGGGACGCTAAGGCTCTCGCGGGCATCCGCTCGCTGATCCTCGACAACCCGGCGGTCGGCTCCACGGGCGGCCTGTCCCGCGTGACCTACGCATGGTGGCGCAACCGCGCCGCGACGGCCGCCGCGGCGGCTGCTGGCGGCATGGACGCGATCACCAGCTCGGCGGCCGGTGGCGGCGCCCTGCTGACCTTCCTCCAGAAGGAGGATCGCCAGCTCAAGCGCTTCTCGCAGGGCGGTGTGCGTCTGCGCCGGTTCGCCGGTTCGGACTTCCTGGCCGCGCTGGAGAGCGAGATCCGGGCGAACGGCAACTACTCGCTGAACGGCTTCCGCGCCGCCGGCACCGTGGATGGCAAGATGGCCGACCCGACCTGGGACGGCCAGCAGATCATCTACGATCCGACGCTGGACGACATGGGTCTGTCCAAGCGGATGTACACGATCGACATGCGTCGGGTCCGCCTGATGTACATGATCGGCGAGAAGAACAAGAAGGCGAGCCCGCCCCGCCCCTATGACCGCTACGTGATGTACCGCGGCCTGACCTCGACTGCTGTCATGGTCGCGTCGCAGCTCAACACCTCGGCGGTCTACGACATCAAGTAAGACTTGGGGCGGCGGCGCGAGCTGCCGCCCTTAGTCCGTCTGGACTACGCGACTACAGCAGCAACGAGGCCCAGGAGGCTCGAAGATCATGGAACAGGCCAACGCATTCGTCGCCCTGGCTGGCGACAAGGGCAACAGCGTCCCGAAGACCGTCACGCCCGCCGAGGTGGAGATCCTGCGTCGCGTCCACGGCGACGACGCCGTTCACGACATCTCGGGCGTGTCGCAGATCAATCGCTCGAAGCAGCAGGAGCTTTCCCGGCTGCACGAGGCCTACCACCAGCCGCGGGACGAGGACGGCAAGCGCCTTGTCGCCACGATGTTCCCGAGCCACACCCTCCTGCCGATGACCTTCGAGGAGCTGTCGCTTCCCGCGGAGTTCTACGCCGCCACCGGACGCGCTGTCCCGCAGCGGACGGTCGAGGTTCCGGTCGAGCAGGTCCACGGCCGTCCCGGCGAGGAGCCGCTGCGGACGAACTGGCCGAACACGGGCTTCGAGCCGATCGAGGTCCCGGCGGACCCAGAGACGCAGCCCGAGCAGGTCGGCCGCATGGTCGATCCGCGGACGCAGCACCAGAACGACGAGGCCCCGGGCGCCGCGATCCAGGCGACGGACGACGGCAGCGCCGACCAGCTCCGCGCCCGCGCCGAGGCCCAGGGGACCGGACCCGGCTCCGTGCCGACCCAGACCGGCGCCAGGACGCAAGGCGGCCCCGTGGAGACGGGCGGCTCGAAGACGGCCGAGCAGATGCACGCCGAGGTGGCGCCGAAGCCCCAGGAGGGCGATAAGGGCTCCAGCAACGCCGCTGACGCTCTGTTCAGCTAAGACGACCCGGAGAGACGGCCATGGCCCGTAATCAGACGCTCCTCAAGCTGCTGGACGACCTGCGGGCCGAGTGCCGTCTCTCCTCCAATCCGGCGCACAACGCGCAACAGCGCGACACCCAGGTCCGGACGCTCCAGCGAATGCAGGAGTGGCTCTACGACGACTTCGCGTGGCCCCATCTCCGTATCGAGCGGACGTTCTACGGACAGGCCGGCCAGCGTTACTATCCTCTGCCGGACGACATCTCCCTGGAGCGTATCCAGCACCTCGAAGTGCGCTACGCCCAGGCGTGGATACCTCTGGAGGCCGGGATCGAGCCCGGCCAGTACGCGATTTTCGACAGCGACATGGGCCAGACCGACACGCCCGTCCGGCGCTGGCGGATCTGGGAGCAGGACCGGATCGAGCTATGGCCGATCCCGGCCCTCGACGCCGGCCCGTCGAGCCTGGAGGGGACGATCAAGGTCGTCGGGATCAAGCGGCTATCGAAGTTCCGCGACGACGCCGACACGGCCGATCTGGACGACCGCCTGATCGTGCTCTACGCCGCAGCCGAGCTGCTGGCCGCGGCCGGCGGCAAGGACGCCCAGCTCAAGCTCCAGCAAGCCGCCGCGCGCTACGCCGCGCTCAAGGCCGACCTGCTGCCGCGGCGGCGGGTCCGGCTATTCGGCGGCGAGACCGCGCCGCGCTATCCCCGGTGGCCTCCGCTGCCCCGGTACTGAGGAGGGCCACCGATGGGCACGCTATGGGTCAGAGAGTTCACGGGCGGACTAGACACCCGGCGGCTCCCCGAGACCTCGAAGGGCGGCACGCTCATCAAGGCAATCGACGGGCATATCAATCGAGGCGGCGAGTTCGAACAGCGCGCCGCCTTCGTCCCGTTCGCGAAGCTCCCCAAGGGGACGGTCGGTATGGCCTACGTGCCGGCCGGCCTTGTCGTCTTCGGCTCCGGTGGACAGCCGGCCGACCTGCCGGCGAACGTCATCTACCAGCAGCTCCAGCACCCGAGCAGCAACGCGAAGTTGACGAAGGTTCTGAGCTACGACCTGTTCTCGGGCAAGCTGTTCGTCGCAGCGAAGTTCGATGACGGCTCGATCAACCAGTATTACGACGGCAACGTGGTCACGAACTACGGCTCGAATAGCGCGATCGTGCCCGGAAACTTCGTACAGACGTTCGGCCGGAAGATGTACTATCTGACCGGACCGAACGTCATCTATTCTAACCTCGCCGATCCGACAAACTTCGACCCGGACAGCGGCATCATCAAGTCGGACGGGACGGTCTCGACCTCCACGACCGACGCGGACGGCAAGACCACGACCTACACGAAGACCCGCAAGACCAATGCGGACGGCACGATAACAGTCACCGTCAAGACCGACAATCCGGACGGCACATCCACGACCACGACTAGCGTAGAGCAGCCGGCGTCTTCGGGCGTCGGCGCGGGCTTTAACGACTTGTCGGAGGAGGACTACGGGTCCGAAAACCTGGTTGCGATCGGTAGATATCAGAACTACCTCGCGTTCTTCTCGGACCGGACCATCCAGATCCGGTATATGGACCCCGACCCGGCCTTGTCGAAGGCTATTCAGGCGCTCCACAACACAGGGACACTCAGTCCGCGGTCCGTGACGCAGTTCGGCGACAGCGATCTGTTCTATCTGGACAGCTCGGGACTTCGCTCGCTCCGCGCACGCGACGCTTCGAACAGCGCCGCGACTTCCGACATCGGCTCGGCGATCGACGTGCTCCTGACGCAGACCGTGCGCGCCAGCTCGGCCGACGACGTGAACGGGGCCATCGGCCTGATCGAGCCCCGCGACGGCCGCTTCTGGCTCTCGCTGGGTTCGCAGATCTTCGTGTTCTCCTACTTCCCGGCAGCGAAGGTTAGCGCATGGTCGATCTACAATCCGGGCTTCCACGTAGACGACATGACAGTCTACGAGCGCCGCGCATACGTCCGATCTGGCGACCAGATCTACGTGTACGGGGGCCTCGGCGAAATCGCTACTTACGACGACACCGAAGCGGTCGCTTGGCTGCCGTTCCTCGACGCCGACACGCCCACCGAGGAGAAGGCGGTGCAGGGGATCGACGCTGCGGTGAAGGGGACGTGGCTGATCGAGCTGGGGATGGAGCCGGCGCGCCTGGAGGTGTCCGACAAGATCGGGACGATCACCGAGACGACCTTCTCGGGCAATCGCATCCCGGCGCACCACCGGGCGACGCACATGTCGCTCCGGTTCACCTCGAAGGGCCGGCCGGCGGGCGGTGGCCCTTGCATCCTCGGCTCGGCCGCCGTCACCTTCTCGGCCGAGAGCGACAAGGCCAAGGCATGATCCTCCAGGCAGTCACCCCCGAAGCAGCCTACGCGGTCGGCCTCCAGTGCCGGCCGCGAGACCGGCAGGAGTTCGGCGCCGCCACGGGCATCCGCCAGCCGGACGAGCTGGCGCAGTGGATGGGCGAGCGCTACGGCAGCCTCGACGGGCTGCTGACGGCCAGCGACGACGAGGGCGAGCTGATCTGCGTCGGCGGGGCGATCCACGTCCGCCCCGGGACGTGCGCGCTGCTGTTCTACGCGACGGACAGCTTCGAGGAGATCGCGCTCTCCATGACGCGCTTCATCAAGCGCCAGTATTTCCCGCAGCTCGAAGCCGGCGGCTACCACCGGATCGAGTGCGTGACCTCGGCGGCTTATCCCGAGATGCAGAAGTGGCTAGAGATCCTCGGCATGAAGCGCGAGGGTCTGCTGCGCGCCTACGGGGCCGGCGGCGAAGACTTCGTGCAGTATGCCCGCGTGAGCTTCGCAGGAGGCCACCGTGAACAGTAGAGGGGAGGTGATCGACATGAAGCCGAAGGCTACCACGTCAGCGCCCCGGGCCGAGAGTGCGAGCCGGCCCGGGGCGTGGCTTGTCCGGCTGGCGTGCGAGCAGGACCGCGAGGTGCTGGTGGGGCTCTGCTGCGACGCGGTGCGCGAGAGCGTCCGCGAGATCGAGCCGGACCCGGCGATCGTCAACGAGACCTTCGACGCCTACCTGCGGACGGCCGAGCCGACCTTCTTCGTGGTCGAGCAGCTCGTGGCCGGACGCCGCGTCCTCCAAGGGTTCCTCATGGCCTCGATCGGGGGCTATGCCTTCGCGTCTGGCATCTTCACGACGCAGCAGGTAATGTATGTTCGCCCGGAAAAGCGTGGATCTCGGGCGGCCACTCTCCTGATCGAGCACCTCATCGCCTGGAGCAAGAGGCTCGGCGCCCTGGAGATCACAGGCGGCAACAACAACGGCCTCTATACTGAGCAGACCGTGAAGCTCCTCCGGAAACACGGTTTCGAGCAGGTCGGAGTGTTCATGCGGCGCCGAGGAGTGGACTGATGTCGAAGAAGGATGGTGGCGCCGGGAAGCAGGCGAATATCGCTCGAATGGAGGAGGCCCAGCGGCAGGCAACGATCCGCCAGGGCACCGACGACATCAATAAGAACTTCGATAGCCAGTTCACGGACGACTTCTACAACAAGCAACGTGACAACTATCTGTCGTTCCAGCTCCCGCAGCTCGATAATCAGTACGGCGACGCCCAGCGTCAGCTCACGTTCTCGCTCGCCCGGAACGGCAATCTGGACAGCTCAACCCGCGGTTTCCAGCAGGGTCAGCTCCAGAAGACCTTCGACACGCAGCGGACTACGGTCGCCGACGCGGCGAACAACTACGCGAACACCGCGCGCAGCAACGTCGAGCAGGCCCGGTCCAACCTGATCGCCACGCTCAACGCCACGGGCGACGCGACCCAGGCGGCGAACAGCGCCACGTCGCAGGCCGCGATCCTGGCCGCGCCGCAGGCCTACTCGCCGATCGCCGACGCCTTCGCGGTGACGACCGGCGCCCTCGCATCTCAGGCCCAGGCGGACCGCGCCCAGGCCATCGCGAACGGAACCTACGGCAGCAGCCCGGGTCTGTTCGGCACATCCGGCGGCTCCGTCCGCGTCAGCCGCTAAGGAGAGGCCTCCATGTGCGATCCGCTTTCCATCGCCGGTCTGGCCCTCTCGGGCGCCGGCATCGCCGCCAACTCGATCGGCCAGTCCCAGGCTGCCGCCGCGTCGAACCGCGCCGCGTCGGCGGAAGCGGCCCGGCAGGCGCAGCTCCGGCAGGAGGCCGCGGCCGTCCAGGCGCATTCGAACAGCCTCTACGACAACTTCGCCGGGAAGCAGGCCGAGAGGGCCAACGACCTGACGACCTACCTCAAGGGCGCCCAGACGCCGGCGCAAGGCCAGACCGCCGTGATCGAGGCGCCGACCGGCGCCGCGGCCTCGACGGGCGCCGGCACGGGCGGGAACGTCTCGATCACGGCGCAGGGCGAGGCGTCGCAGCGGAAGGCGGCCGGCGACTTCGCCGCGCAGCAGGCCGGGGCGCTCGGGGACATGCGGTCCTTCGGCGATCTGCTCGGGACCGACGCGCGCCTCCAGGCGCGTGACGCCGGACAGATCGGCCAGATCGGCAACTTCATGAAGGGCTCGGCGTCCGTGCTCCCGATGGAGCTGAATGCGGCCAGCCATGCCGGCGACACGCTCAAGACCCTCGGCGGGCTCGCGGGCGGGCTCGGCAAGGTCGGCGTAGCCGCCGGCACGTCCGGTTCGACCTTCGGTGGCCTCCTCGGCGGCCGGTCGGCGGACAGCGGCAACATCTCCCTGCCGGTCTTCGCGGGCACGGGCAGCTCGATCGGCTCCTCGATCGCCAACGCCTACGCCAACCTGCCGGCCGCGCCCATGACGGTCGGGAACGCCTTCGGGGCGGCCCCGTCCTTCGCCTCCAGCCCCTATCGCGTGTAAGAGGCCGCCATGCCTGTCATCCGAGCCAACACCGCCGTCGATCCGCAGCAGATCTCCAGCTCGTTCGACAACATCGCGGCCATGTTCAAGCCGCCGACCGCCACGGAGATCCTGGCCGGCGCGAAGGCGGCCGAGACGCGCCAGAAGGTCGGCGCCATCGCCGAGCTGCTCGCCCGCGGCGTCGCCAGGACGCCCGAGGAGCAGCAGCTTATCGACCAGCGCGCCGGCCTCGTCGGCGCCTACAACCCGAACGCCTCGCTGACCGCGGTGGATCGGAACAACCTGACCAGCCGGCAGAACAATGCCGCGGACAATTCGCGGGCGCTGACGCTCGGCCGCGAGAGCAACGAGACCGACATCACGAAGGCGCTCCTCGCGCCGGTCGGGGCGAACGACACGCGCTTCATTCCGCCCGCCCAGCAGCAGGCCCGGGGCCTCCCGGCGCAGCAGGTCGGTATCGTCAAGCTCGGCCAGGGCGACACGGCTACGCTCCCCAACGGGGGCGGCACGATCGCGGGCGCCGTGAAGCCGATGACGCTGGACGAGCGCAAGGGCGAGGCGTTCTCGCGGCTGCCGGCCAGCCAGCAGGAGGACGCGGCCTTCGGAAACACCCCGGTCGAGACGATCATCCGGAACGGGATGCCCGAGATCGCCTCGCGCCGGCAGGCGATCGGCCAGACGCCCCAGGCGGACGCGACCAAGGTGCAGGTCACGGACTACGAGCTGCCGGACGGCTCGGGGGCCGGCACCGCGCGCCTGGAGAACGGGAAGTGGGTGGACACCCAGACCGGCGCCGAGCTGCCGCAGGGCATTCGCACGTTCAAGTCGCAGGTCCAGGGCGGCAAGGACGACGTTCTGGGAACGACCCTCAAGAACGCCTCGGCGCAGAAGCTCGCGGACATCGCCCAGGCGAAGTCCACGATCCAGCAGTACCGCGACCTCATCAAGAAGAACCCGGGCGCAATCGGTCCGGTTGGCACCGTGCGCGGTATCGGCCAGGATCTCGTGGCGTCCGCTGGCGAGGCGTCAAAGCTGTTCTCGCCGAAGGTCCAGCAATTCGAGCAGGATATCCTTAAGGGCCGTGTCGATCCGGAGATCGTGGATCAGTTCCGCTCCTTCGGAAAGTACGATCCGGCGATCCCGAACGCGAAGCTGCTAGAGCTAGTCATCGCCGCCCAGGCCGCGAAGTCGCTCGACCCGAACGGCCGCGTGTCGAACGAGCGCATGAAGCAGCTCCAGACCGGGCTCGGCGGCGGTGGCCTCCTCGCCAACGGGCCGCGGACGCTCGCGAACCTCGACGCCCTGGAGAGTATGCTGGACGACCAGACGCGCATCCTCACGCCTACCGCTCCGGGCGCTGCCGCTGTACTGTCCGGCCAGCCGCTCCCGGGACGCCAGGGCAGGGCGCTCGCCACGGCGAACGCTCCCGCCCCGGCCCCGGCAGCTCCGGCCGCGACGGGCGGGGCTTTCGTCCGGGGGCCTGACGGGAAGATCGTGAGGGCGCAGTAACCATGGCGAAGACCATCACCTTCGAGGGCGCGCCCTACACGTTCCCCGACGACGCAACGGACGACGAGATCGCGGAGGCGCTGGGGAGCATGGCCCCGGCGCCTTCCGCCGCTCCGGTGCCCCAGGCAGAGGCCACCGCCCTCGCCGACCCGGAGCAGGCCGTCAACGCCGCGCCGGCCGCGCCCTCAACGCTGGACAACGTGGGCGCCTCGATCCGGGGCGCGCTCGGCCGGGGCGGATCTGCCGTGGCCGACGCGCTCGGCTACGGCGGTGGCCCTGCTGTGCCGCCCGCGACCTACCAGCAGAGCAGCGACCTCGACGCCATGATGCGCGGTCAGCCGGCGGCACCCGCCACGGTCGGCCCGGTCAAGACGCGACCGGCAGAAGGCGGCGAGCGCCGACCGGGCTTCATGGCTGGCGCGCTCGGGCTCGCCGATCAGGCGGCGCGCGGCGTCGCCAAGGGCGCCGTGTCCATGGTCGGCCTGCCCGGCGATCTGGAGGCGGCGGCCCTCAACGTCGTTCCAGGCATGGCCCGGCTGCGGCAGGCCTTCGGTCTCGACCCCGTGATCTCGAAGTCCGTCTTCGGCGGGCAGGCGCTCCGCGACGCGCTCGACACCGCGAATGACGCGACCTACCGGGCGCTCAACGCGAACCTGCCGCTCGCTCCGGACGGCAAGGAGGCGGGCCCCGGCTACGATCTCCCGGTGCGCGAGGGCGCGACCCTGCCGGAGCGGCTGGTGGAGCGTGTCGGCGAGGAGCTGGGCGGCATGGCGCTCCCGGCCGGCGCTGCGGTCGCCAAGGCCGCGAAGGTCGGCATGGAGGGCGCCAGGGCGATCCAGAACCCGATCGCCCGGCACTTCGTGGAGCAGGCCGCGGCCGATCCCCGGCGCTTCGTCGCGAAGGAAGCCCTGGCCGGCGTCACGGCCGGCACGGGCGCCGGGCTTGCCAACGAGGCGACCCGGGAGATGGGCTACGACGAACACTCCGGCGCTCACGCCGTCAGCGACCTCGCTGGCGCGCTGGGGGGCCTCGGGGTCGTCGGCGCGGCCAAGTACGGGGTCTCGAAGGGCCGCGACATCGTGGGCGCCCTGACGGGCTCCCCTGGCCTGATCTCGGACGTGTCGAAGGAGGCCGCGGCCTCGCGCCTCGCCGAGGCGGCCGATGCGCCCATGGTCAAGATCGGCAATCGCGAGGTTCCGGACACCTCGTCCATCGTCGCAGCGATCCGTCGCGGCCGTGAGGGCGAGCAGATCGGGGACACCGTGTCCGGCTACAAGGACACCCTCGCCGACGTGACCAAGGACCCGGGCATCGCTCGCCTGGAGTACAGCCGGCGCGCTGGCAACTCCGCGCCGGTCAACCGCCGGGCAGAGGCCAACGAGGGCGCCGTGAACGACGCGATCGACGCGCTCGCGCCGGAGGGTAACGCCGGGGCGCTGCGCCAGGGCCTTTCAGACTGGCGGTCGCAGCTCCACGCCGGCGCGAGCGCCGAGGCCCAGGCCGCCCAGACCCGGTTCGAGGAAGCGGCCGGCCGGCTCCAGGCGCAGATGCACCCGGACGCCCGCGGTCAGGACATCCGCGCCGCCCTGGAGGACGCCAAGGCCGCCGCGCGCGACCTGGAGCGCGGCGCCTGGGATGGCGTTTCTAACGGATCGGCCGACATCCGGCCGCTTGTAGAGCGCTTCGGCACAATCACGGATGGCCTGTCTGAGGCTGAGCGACAGGTGTTTATTTTCGGCCACCACGGGCAGGGCCACATCACTGGAATCCCGCAGCGCTTCCTACCGGCCGATGGCAGAGCGGGCGCCGCGGCGCGCGGGCCGGCGCCGAGCGCGTTGGATGGGCTCGCCCCGGACGAGCGCGCCATGGCCGAGCGGCTGTTCCGGGACGCCCCGGCGCCGGCCGCCCCTGCGCCCGCCATGTCGGTCGCGGATCGGATCGCACAGGCGGCCGACGAGGTACCGAAGGACCCGCGCGCCGGCCTGGGAAAGGCGGTCTGGGATATCCGCGCCAAGATCCCGGACGTCTCGGACGAGGACTTCGCCAATGGCCTTCGCGAACTGATGCGCGACAAGCGCGGCATGGTCTCCTCGCTCAGCGATACCAAGTCGATCAAGCCGACCGAGCGCGGGATCGACCTGGGCGGCGGCGAGCAGCACCTTTGGGTGCCGGGCGACGAGGCGGGGCGCGGCGACTTCGCGTCCTGGCCGAACGGCCGCCCCCAGGCGCCGGCTCCCGCCCCCGAGGCCCCAGAGGCGGCTACGGCCGCGCCCGCCACGCCTGCCGCCCCGGAGGCGCCGGGCCCTGTCAATGTCCCCTTGTCAGAGGCTACCGGCGTCCGCTCGGCGCTCACCGACGCCCAGCGCGAGGCGGCGAGCGCTGGCCAAGTGAATAAAGCTCGCGTGATCGGCCGCTACGTTGATGCGATCGACAGCTACTTTGCGGAGCATCACCCGGACGTTGAGGCCTACAACGCAGCCAGGGACTACTCGCGCCAGCTCAACGACCGCTTCACCCGGCCGCAGACGGACGTGGCCCAGGTGCTCGACCGCAATCAGGGCATGTATCGGCAGGCCGACGCGAGCGTCCCGGGCCGGTTCGCGCGCCCGGACAGCGCCGACCAGGGCGGGTTCGAGGCGCTGATGCGCGAGGCGGGGACGGACCCGCGGGCCCGCAACGCCGTGGCCGACCAGCTCCGCGCCAAGGCGGCCGACCTTCGGCGGCCCGAGGACGTGCAGGCCTTCGTGCAGGAGCACTCCCGGGTGCTCGATCAGTTCCCGGGCATCCGGGCGCAGCTCGAAACCCGGGCGCGGACGCAGCAGTCTGCCGGCATCGCGCGCACCAGGGTCGAGACCATGGAGCGCGAGCTGGGGACCGAGAACAGCCGCGGCACGTCGGCGGTCGGCCAGTATCTCCACCAAGGGCCCGAGAACACCTCAAAGGCGATCCAGGGCGTGTTCAACGCCGCCAAGCCGAAGGAGGCCGCGCGCGAGCTGCTCGACTTCGCCGGGCGCGAGCCCGACGCCGTGAACGGGATGCGCAAGGCGATCTGGGACGAGGCCGAGAAGGTCGGCCGGCGCAAGGGCGAGACGACCGCCAACGCGGCGGGCGAGCAGCCGTGGATGACCGGGCGCCTCCGGGCTTTCATCAATAAGCCGCAGGTTCGCGCCGTGGTCGAGGAGGCCTACAAGGACGATCCGGAGCATCTGGCGAATATCGACAAGCTGCTCGACGTGCTCAAGGGCGCGAATACCGGAGCGCGCGGCAAGGTCCCCAACACTTCGGGCACCGCGCAAGGTGTTCTGGAGAACATGAAGAACGCCGTGTCCATGGAGAGCCTCCAGTCCACCTACGGCTCCTACAAGCGCGGGCAGGTCGGGGCGTCCTACGCGATCACCTCGATCGCCTCGCGCCTCGCCCGGAACGCCGTCAAGAAGGCGCACCAGCCGGCGGTCAACAAGATGCTGGACGATGCGCTGCTCGATCCGAAGTTCGCCGAGGCGCTCCTGCGGGACAACAATCCGGCGAACCGGGCCTATCTCCGGCGCACCGCGAAGCTCCAGGGGATCTCCTTTGGCGACCGGGCGCTGGACGGCCTGTCCGATGATGACGATGATCCCGTGAAGGGCGCCTTGAGGAGGGTCGGCCAGTGAGCCTTGCAGACGCAATCCGCGCGACCGCCGCCAGGATCGGGGCCAACCCCCTCGATCTCGCGACGGTGGCCTCCTACGAGAGCGGCGGGAAGCTCAACCCGGCCGTCATGGGCGGCGCTGGCGGCCGGTTCGCCGGCATCTACCAGTTCGGCCCGTGGGAGCAGCAGCACTACGGCGTGTCGAACCGGAGCACGCCCGAACAGCAGACCGAGGCGGCCGGCCGGTTCCTCATGGACCGCGGCTTCAAGCCCGGCATGGGCCTGCTCGACATGTACTCGGCGATCAATGCCGGGCGCGTCGGCCGCTACAACGCCTCGGACGCCGGCAACGGCGGCGCCCCGGGGACGGTGCGGGATAAGGTCGAGCAGCAGATGGAGGGGCATAAGGCGAAGGCGGCCTCGCTCCTAGGCGGCATGTACTCGCCGCCGACCGGCGACGCCAAGGTCATGCCCGGAGGGGCCACCGCTACGAGCCAGGGGCAGACGCCGCAGCAAGGCTCTGCAATCGCCGACGCTCTCGGCGGCGTGACCTTGCCGACCTTCGGACCGACGATCGTCCCGGTTCCTGCGGCTCCCGACCCGCTCGCCACGGCCAAAGCGGATGCAGCCATACAGGAGCAGCGAGCCGCCGCCGATCAGCAGCGTCGCCAAGCTCTGCTCTCCGTTTCAGCGTTTTATCGGTAGGCCCGGTTCTCGGGTTCTGAACGGCGCAGGTATAGGCTAGTATCTGCGCCAGTTCATAGGCGTTCACGTAGTACCCGGACGGCCGGTACTCGTCTTTCCAATCCCATTGCACCTTGAAGTTCTTGCCGTCCGGCGAGCTGACCCGCAGCCGCCCGCGGTTCGTCTTGAACGAGGCGTGCGGGTCGTGCTCGATCCAGCGCCCCAAGCGGGGCGACATGTGCCGGCTCCACGGTATCCAGTCGATCTCCACGGTGGCCTCCCTCAGAACCGGAGATCCTCGACGGCGGCGCGGCCGTCGTCGGGGCTGTGCTTCGCGTAGACCTGCTCGACCATCGCCACGGTGTTCCCGAGGATGCCGGCGATCTTCCACAACGGGACGCCCTTGCGGGCCATCCACGTCGCCGCGGTGTGCCGCAGGACGTGGGGCGTCACGTCCTCCAGGCCGGCCTCGCGCGCCGCCCGCAGGACGCCCGTGTAGGCCTCTGTCGAGCTGCCGAGGACGAATTGGCCGGTCCGCTCCCGGTGCGCCCGCTGGAGGATCTCCAGCAGCGTCGAGCTGATCGGCACGCTGGCGTTGCGCTTGCCGGCCGCGGCCGAGGAGCCGGCGCGGGCGAAGTGGATGACCCGGGTCTCGAAGTCGATCTGGTCCCAGGTCAGCGTCTCGATCGCCCGGCGGCGCGCTCCGGTCGCCAGAGCTATCCACAAGAACCGCTCGGTCCGCGACAACTTGTCCATATCGGCGCGCTGCGACGTGGCGGCGGCGAACAGCCGGCGCGCCTCGTCCTGGGACAGCCACCGATCGCGGGCGTCGGGCGGCGAGGGCAGGCGGATGTGCGGGCGCTCGCCGGCCGGCAGCTTCCGGGCGCGCTCGGCGTGCGAGATGCAGGCCAGCACCTTCGTCAGCTCCAGGCGGGCGGTCGAGAGCTGGGCGCCGTTCCGGAGCCGGGCCTGGAGGTAGGCGTCGAAATAGTCCTGATCGAGACTAACGACCGCCCGGCCGCCGAAGTAGTTGAGCAGCCGCGGGGCCATGCCGCGCAGCCGGATCGCCGTGGGCGTCCCGCGGCAGCTCTCGAAATAGGCCGGCCAGATGTCGGCGAACGTGACGCCGGCAGCGGGCTCGTCGCGGACGCCCGAGAGCCAGCGGCCGAACGCCTTCTCGGCGGCGGCCTGCTCGTCGGTCCCGGTGGACTTCCGGCAGCTCCGGCCGCCGGACATGAAGTGGATGTAGAAGCGGCCGTTGGCGGCCCGGTCGAGGTAGGGGACGCTCACTGGCCGGCCTCCTGGCGCTGCTGGATCAGGGTCTCGTTGGACAGGATCGCCGCCATCTGGGCGTGGATCTTCCGGGCCTCCTGCACACAGTCGGCGAGCATGACGAGCGCGAGCTTGCGCTTGTCGGCCCGCAGCTCGTGGCTCGCCATTTCGAGGATATTCTGGAGGTGGCGGGTCGTGTCGGCGAAGCGCGAGAGCGCATAGCGGCTGTCCTCGTGGAAGGCCTCGTCGTCCATGGCGGTCATGTCGATCTCCTCTGTCGAACAGCGCCTATATGGCACCAGCCGGACGCGATGTCCAGGCCTCAAAACCAGGTTGACGACGGACCTGATGTCCGCCATGTAGAGGGGGAGAGGTGACGACCCATGGCCCATTTCGACACGAAGCGCTTCTTGCGCGACAACTTTCCGGACTACCAGTCCATGTGCTCCATGATGCAGGCCTGGGGCTACACCCCGCCGAAGATGGACGCGGCCCGGAAGTGGTGGACCCGCGAGGGTAACATCCCGGGCGAGTGGCTCCCGCTGCTCCTGGCGACGCTGGAGGCCGAGAACGGCGGGGCGGTGGCCGTGCGCGAGTGGATCGTCCAGTGAGGGTGCTGGGGATCGACCCGGGCGCCAAGGGCGCGCTCGCCCTGGTCGAGGGGCACACGGTCTCGATCCACGGGATGCCGAACCTCAAGGTCTCCCGGGGCTCCGGCCCCAAGGACGAGGTGGACGGCTACGCCCTGTTCGCGCTCCTCAAGGAGCTGCGGCCGGATGTGGCCTATCTGGAGCAGGTCGGCGGGATCGAGGGTCAGAGCGCCCCCGCCGCCTTCAACTTCGGGCGGGCAGCCGCCGCCCCGGAGTACATGCTGGTCGGTATGGGCGTCCGCCTCGCGCGGATCATCCCGACCGTCTGGAAAAAGGCTCTCAAGATCCGCGGCGCCAAGGATGACGCCCGGATCGAGGCTATGCGCCGCTGGCCGGCGCTTGCCGCTGAGTTCAAGGCAAGACGAGCAGACTTCTCAGAAGCCGCACTGATCGCCGAATACGGCCGTTTGACTGAAAGGGACCTCAATGTATTCGACTAAGATGCCGGAAAGCCTCGAAGCGTTTCTCGAAGGCCGCGCCGATCCTATCGACCACGAGCACCCGGAGCACGACTGCATCTGCGGTCATTGCATGGGCGAGCGCTGCCACTGCCCGCCGCAGAAGACAGCGCATGACGAGTGGGACGCGACCCGCGAGACCGTCTTCGAGGTCGCCCACGCCCAGACCTGCGGCTACCACCGCGGCTCGGACTGCGACTGCTTCGTGTCCGCCAGCCCGAAGATGGCCGACGAGAGCGAGGCGATCGAGGCCGAGCACCGGACCGGCGATGTCTACGAGACCGTGGCGTCCATGCTGGCCGACGACGGCCACCTGACCGTCAAGCGCGAGCACGGCGCGGACACCCGGGCCGCCCCTTGGGAGCACCGGCAGGCCGCCTCGCATCCGCTACTCGCCGCCGGCTACGGTGACGTGAAGCAGTCCGGGGCGAAGCGGACCGACCCGAACGACCCGCGCCTCTGCCGGCACCCGAATTGGGTCCGCGACGAGATCCTGTCGCTGGTCGAGGAGGCGTGCCAGCAGGCCGTGAAGGAGGCCACCGCCCCGCGCCCCTACAGCGAGAACGTCACCAAGGCGGACCTCGTGTCCGTCTACCTCAAGGACGGCGAGCCCCACGTCCTGATGGTGCCGGCCGGCGGCGGGAGGATGATCGAGGCCCGCATGTGCCCGGCGCTGCTCGGGTCGCTGATCGCCGGCCTCGGCGCCATGGCCGGTGCGCTCCTGGCGACGAAGTGACCGAGCCTCGCCCTCACCAGCTCGCGGGGGCGCAGTTCCTCGCGGGCGGTGGCCTCCTCCTGGCCGACGAGCCCCGCGTCGGGAAGACCGGCGCCTCGATCGTGGCGGCCGATCTCGCCCTGGCGCGTCGGATCATCGTCGTCACCACCGCCTCGGGGCGGGCGAACTTCGCCCGGGAGGTCCGCGAGTGGCAGGCCTTCGACCGCCGCGTCCAGGCGATCTACGGGACGATCGGCCGGGTGCTGCCCGGGACCGATGTGGTCGTGGTCGGCTGGAGCACGATCGGCAACAAGGGCCAGCTCGACAACCTGCTCGGGTTCCGGCCCGAGCTGACGATCCTTGACGAGAGCCACTACGCCAAGGCCTTCGAGGCGCAGCGGACGGTCGCCGGCATGGCGCTCGCGAAGGCGGCCGACACCGCGTGGTGCCTGTCCGGAACGCCCATGCCGAACAGTCCGCTCGACCTCTGGCCGATGCTCAAGACGCTCGCGCCGGACCGGGTGTCCGACCTGACCTACGATCAGTATTTGGAGCGGTACTGCGTCTGGCGGCGCAAGTGGGTCGCCGGAGAGATGAAGAAGATCATCAAGTCCGGCAAGAACGAAGCGGAGCTGAAACAGCGCCTTAAGGGGTTGTGGCTGCGTCGAACACAACAGGACGTGGGGATCTCAAAGCCGATCTACTCGCTGCTGTCCTTGAAATCCGACGACAGGACGATGCGTCAGATGCGCGAAGCCACGGCGCACATGCCGGAGGCCGAGCTGATCCTTGACGCGATCGAGACCGGCGAGACAAAATCGCTGGAGATGCACCTAGGGCCCTTGCGTCGGATTACCGGCGCTGCTAAAGCACAAGGCGTCGCAGAGGTCGTGAAGGAGGAGATGGCGGACGGGAAGATGAAACGGGTCGTCTTGATGTGCTGGCACACCGAGACTATCGACATCCTCGCGAGCCTTCTCAAGGCGCATAATCCAGTCATCCTTGACGGCCGCACCCCGGCCACTAAGAGAGCAAAGGTCGTAGAGGATTTTCAGTCGAACCGATCCCAGGTGTTTATCGGGCAGATCATTGCCGCCGGGGAGGCGATCGACTTATCGGTTGCGCAAGACCTGATCTTCGTGGAGCCTTCGTTCACACCGAAGGACATGAAACAGGCGGCGCTAAGGATCACCAACCTGCTCCAGAAGGGGCAGTGCTTGGTGAGAACGGCGGCGTTAGCGGGCTCTATTGACGAAGCTGTCATGGATGTGCTGACCCGTAAGGTGAAGTCTATAAGGAGCATAGAGCAGTGACCATCAACATCACGATCTCGACCGACAACGCCACCGACGCCGTGCAGGAGGTCCGCACTCTGGCGGGCGCGCTCGGCATGGTCCTGGCGAGCACCACCGCCCCGGTCGCCGCCGTCGAGGTGCCGGCCGAGCCCGCCAAGGCCTCGACCGCCAAGCCGGCCGGCAAGGGCAAGGACAAGACGGTGGCCCCTCCGGCTGACCCGAAGCCCGAGACCCAGGCCCAGGACACCAAGGACGAGGCGGCCGAGACCAAGGCGGCCGAGACCGCCAAGGCCGCGGAAGCCGCCGAGGCCGGGAAGTCGGTCGCGATCGACGCCAACTCGCTCCGCGCCGCCGGCAAGGCCTACGCGGACAAGTACGGGATGCCGGCGTGCCTGGAGGACGCTCCGAAGATCATCGGCTTCCCGAGCTTCGGCAAGGTGCCGGCCGAGAAGGTCGAGGAGGCCTACAACGCCATGACGGCGGCCGTCGAGCAGAACCCCTTCGATCGCGCTGAGAAGACGGCCTGACGCCATGACCGCTGCACCCGGACACGCCGACCGCGGGCACTACGAATGGTCCGCCTCCTCCAGCGCTCGCCTCTGGGCGTGCTCCGGGTGCATCGCGCTCACGCGCCGGCTCACCTACGCGGACAACGAGAGCGAGGCGGCGGCCTGGGGCACGGCCTGCCACGAGGTCTCGGAGATGTGCCTTCGCTCTGGCAAGGACGCGATCGAGTTTCTCGGTCGCGTCATCAAGACGAAGCGGCACGAGATCGAGGTGGACGAGGAGGTCGCTGAGACCGCCCAAGTCTTCATCGACTATGTGCGGACGACGAACGAGCGCAGGACTGAGGAAGGCCAACGCCACGTTTGGATCGAGGAGAACTTCCGCCTCGACGCGATCAATCCGATCTTCGAGAGCGGCGGTACGGCCGACGCGCTGATCTACTGCGACGAGAACCGCGAGCTGGAGGTCGTGGACCTCAAGGGCGGTCGCGGGATCGTGGTCGAGGCCACGAACAACAAGCAAGCCCGGACCTACGGTCTCGGCGCGGTCCTGGCGCACCCCGAGCTGGATATCGAGACCGTCAAGGTGACGATCGTGCAGCCGCGCGCCCCGCACAAGGACGGCCGTATCCGCAGCGAGACGATGCACCTCGCCGACCTGATGGATTGGGCGAACGAGCTGCTGGAGGCCCAGCGCCGGGCGCACAACGCGATCGTGGACTTCGGGCCCGGCGAGCCCGACGAGGAGGACTTCAAGGTCTGGGCCGGCGTCTACCTCAAGGCCGGCGATCACTGCACGTTCTGCCCCATGTCGGGCTCCTGCATCGCCCAGGCCGAGAAGGCAGAGCGCGAGGCGAAGCTCTGGTTCGTGGATCAGACGCTCCCGGCGCCGGTCGTGGAGCGGATGACCGTCGAGCACCTCCGTCCGGAGGAGATCGGCCGCATCCTCGACCATGCCGACATGATCCAAGACTGGCTCAACAGCGTGCGGGTCCACGCGCACCGCCTCGCGGAGCGCGGCGTCGAGATCCCGGCCTATGTGCTGGTCGAGAAGGTCGGCCGCGAGAAGTGGCTGGACGACACCCAAGACCTCGTGCTCGCCGCGGCAGATCTCGCCGGGCTGGAGACCGAGGCCTACCAGAACGCGCCGAAGCTCAAGACGCCGAAGCAAGTACGCAAGGCTCTGGGCAAGGCCAACGAGAAGCTAGTGGACGGCCTGTCCACTACGCCCACGGCGGGCACACAGCTCGTCCGTTCCACCAAGACCGTTCGCGAGGCGGTGGCCCCGGCTGCACATCGGTTCTTCGAAGCTATCGGCGACGACAGCTACGAGAGGACCGCGGAGCCGAAGGTCAACGCGGCTGCGAACAAGTTCTTCTCGAAGATCGACTGAAAGGTTCTGTTATGACTTCACGCTCCCCCGACTTCCGCTCGCCGCTCGCTCGTCTTTCGCGCGTCGCCCTGTTCAAGCCCCGCGACCGCGAGGGCAAGATGAAGTACGAGGTGAACCTGCTGTTCCCCAAGGACGCAGATCTCTCGGAGATCAAGACGGCCGTGATCGAGGCGGCCAAGGCCGAGTGGGGCGACAAGGCCGTCGAGCTGCTCAAGAAGAAGGTTATCAAGCAGCCGATCCTAGACGGTGACGGCGAGCAGGGTGTTTCGAAGAAGACCGGCGAGCAGTACAAGGAGCTGGAGGGGATGTGGTTCATCCGCTGCTCCTCTAACCTCCAGCCGGCCCTGTTCTCGAAGCAGGTCACGGCCGCCCAGGAGGGCAAGGATCTCTACTCCGGCTGCTTCGGCTACGCCGTTATCCACGCCTATACCTGGGAGAACGACAAGAACGGCAAGGGCGTCTCGATCGGCCTGTCCATGGTCCAGATGGCCCGTGACGGCGAGAAGCTCGGCGGCACGCCGGCCGACCCGTCGAAGTTCTTCGACAAGATCGACACGTCCGATGCCGGCGGTTCGGACGATCAGTCCGGCGGCGACGGCGGTGGCGACGAGGACGACGACGGCGCCGCGGCGCTGTTCTCCTAATCGAGCTGGGGCGCCGCGGGTCCTCTGCGGCGCCCTTTCCATGACCAGAGCAGAGAGTGACCTACCATGTCCATGATGAAGACCCGCGCGATCGGTCGCGTCCTCGGCGGCGCCATGGGGCTCGCCAGCGCGGCAGCCGCGGCGATCACGAACGCCGTCGCGCCCAAGGACCCGAACGCCCTGCCGCCCTCCAGGCCGGTCCGGAAGCGCAAGCCCGCCAAGGTCCGGCGGATGCTGCACTGGAGCCGGGAGAGCCGCTACACGCCGCACCAGGGGCGCCGCGAGCAGACCCGGCGCGTCCGCCAGATCCTCCGCGGCTGGCACACCGTCTACACGCCGGCCCCCGTCGAGGAGGCCACCGCCCCGGCGATCAAGGCCTCGGCGCTGATCGAGAACGGCCTGGAGGCCGAGAAGCGCGCCAAGCGGAGCGAGGCTGCCCGGAAGGCCGCCCGCACCCGCGCGGCGAGGAAGGAGGCCGCCAATGGCTAAGAAAACCGAGGACCCCGGGATCGGGCACAACAGCGAGAACACCGTGGCGGGCGCCGAGCTTCGCTCGTTCATCGAACGTATAGAACGACTGGAGGAGGAGAAGGCCGGCATCGCCGGGGACATCAAGGAGGTCTTCGCGGAGCTGAAAGGTCGTGGCTTCGACGCCAAGGCCGTCCGCGAGATCTTGCGCCGTCGCCGGCAGGATCAATCGGAGCTGCAAGAGTTCGCGGCGATTGTTGAGCTGTACTGTCAGGCTCTCGGGATGAACAATGTCTTCGCGTGATAACGACTTCGACCCGGCCGCAGAGGATCGTCTGCGGCCGGCCAGCGGGATACTCAAGGCGATAATCGCCGTGATCGTCCTCTGGGCCCTGTTCTTCTGGTGGCTGCTGACCGCCGGGGCTCCTCCGGAGTTCCCGGTCCGGCCCCACCAGAGGGGCATGATGATCGAGCACTCCACCCAATCATGACTTGTAGCGGCGCTCCGGCGCCGCTACAGCGTTGTGTGGCCCTCTAACGAAAGACCTGCCATGTCCGACAATGACGACCTCCCCGGATACCTCCGCGACGCCTTCGACGCCGCCCTCGACGCCGGCCTCCTCTCGCTCCAGCTCGTCCGCGTCGGCGCGGGCGACGCGAAGATGTGGCAGGCCTCGACCCGCTTCCCGAAGTCGAGCGGCTACCACGTCGAGATCCTGGCGAGCCCCTACGACGCCATGATGCACGCGCTCGGCGCCCACGTCCGCCTCGCGAAGGGCCTGGACGACAGCCCCGCCTCGAAGGCCCTGGCCGCGGGCGGGCCGCGCCGGCACGTCCTCTGGCGCACGGCCGACAAGGACCGGCCGAAGCCGATCTGCGACGCCAACGGCGAAGTGGTGCTCGGCCAGTGTAAAGTTTGCGGCATGGCCGAGATCGAGCTGGACATGGAGCCCGTCTGCCCCGGGCCGCGCGAGCCCGACGTGAAGCCCGAGCCGTCCTTCGTGGAGGACATCAAGGGCGACGACCCCGACCTCGACGTGGCGGCCCTGTTCGACTGATCGTGGACCCGTTCGACCCGAGGACATGGGAGTTGGACGAGGCACCGGATGCGGTGGCCTTCCTCCAGCTCTCCAGCCGTATAGACTGCTACTGCATCCTCGACCGCCAGGACTACGAGTGGGCGAAGCTCCTGCCCTGGTGCCACACGTTCGGAAGCGGGTCGTTCGACCCGGAGACGTGGACGATTGATCGCCCGGATGGGATCTACGCCCGCCGGTCGGTCCCGATCCCGGGGCGCCTGACACCTTCCGGCCGGCCCGCCTACGGGAACGAGTGGCTGCACCGCCGCATCCTGACCCGTTGGCAGGGGCCACCGCCAGACCCCTCGTGGGTCGGGGACCATATAAACGGCGACACGCTCGATAATAGAAGGATCAATCTGCGATGGGCGTCGAAGTCTCTAAACGCTCAGAACACCGTGAAATACCGGGAGAAGCATGGCGTCCTCTGCCCCGAGATCCTCGATACTTGGTATCGACCCACGGTAGAGTGCGAGGACCCTCTGGGCGCATTCTGAGCCCCGGTCGCATGTCCGGAGGCCACATGTCCGTGGCGATCGGCCGGGGCAACTCTCGTTGCGTTCACGCCCTGGTGCTGGAGGCCTTCGTCGGTCCCTGCCCGCCCGGCCAGGAAGGCCTCCACCGGGACGGCGTTCACGCGCACAACGCCCTCGGAAACCTCCACTACGGGACGCGGCAGCGGAACAGCCTGGACAAGAAGCTCCACGGTGTGCTCGATCCGTCCAAGCCCCTATCGACCGGCGATGTCGTGGAGATCGGGCTTATCCTCCGCGACCGCACGGACACAAGATCTCAACGCCAGCTCGCCAAAGAGTTCGGCGTGTCCGAAAGCATGATAAGCAAGATTAAGCTCGGAAAGGCGTGGCAGCATGTCTAGCATTGAGTGCGAGATCGACTTTGAGACCAAGAGCGAGGTCGATATCAGGCAGGAGGGCGCGTATCGCTACGCCGTCCATAAGTCCACGCGCGTCCTGATGGCGAGCTACAGCTTCGACGGCGGCCAGACGATCAAGCGCTGGAACCCGAAAGACCCGTGCCCGGACGATATAGCCGAGCACATCTTCAACGGCGGGACGATCGTCGCGCACAACGCCAATTTCGAGCGGCTCATCATCGCCTACGTCTGCGTTCCGCGGCACGGCTGGCCGCAGCCCGATATCCAGCAGTTCCGCTGCACCGCCGCCACCGCAGCCGCGCTCGCCCTGCCCCGAGACCTCGGCACCCTGGGCACCGTGCTCGACCTGCCCGTCCAGAAGAACGAGGACGGCAAGGCTCTCATCAAGAAGTTCTCGCAGCCGCGCAACTTCATCGCCAAGGACCGCAAGTTCTGGGGCGCCGATATGCCCGAAATGACGGTCTGGAACGAACCGGAGGATCACCCCGAGGATTGGGAGAAGTTCTGGAATTACTGCGACGACGACGTGCGTACCGAGGCCGGGGCGCGCAAGGTCATGCAGAAGCTCCGGACGCGCTGCCAGGAGATCTACTGGCTCAACGAGAAGATTAACGATCGCGGCATCCGGATCGACCTCGTGAGCGCCAAAGCCGCTCTACTCCTGGTGGATCGCGCCAAAGCCCGCCTCGACCGCGAGCTGCGCGAGGTGACGCGAGGGGCGGTGGCCTCCTGTTCCCAGGTCGAGAAGCTCAAGGAGTGGCTGACCGACGAGTGGGGCGTGGACGTGGCGTCCCTCGGCAAGGCCGATATCGAAGACCTGCTGGAGATGGGGAACAACGCCCTGCCGGACGCGCCGCGCCGGGCGATCGAGTTGCGCCGGGACTATGCGAAGGCCTCGACCTCGAAGCTCAAGGCCTTCCTGGCGCGAGCTGGAGCTGACGGCCGCATTCGAGGCGCGATCAGCTTCCGGGGCGCCGGCACGGGACGCTACACGTCGGTCGGCGCCCAGGTCCACAACCTGCCCCGGCCGCGCAAGGAGTTCGGCGACGCGCATCTCGACGCCGCCGTGAGCTTCTGGGCGATGCGGCACGCCTCCCCCGAGCTGCTGGACCTGTTCTACGGCCACCCGCTCGGCTCGGCCCTCAACTTCATCTCCGACAACATGCGCGGCTTCATCTGGGCCGGCCCAGGTAACGAGCTGCTCGCCGCAGACTATTCCGGTATCGAGGGCGCGATCCAGGCGTGGTTCGCCGGAGAGGATTGGAAGGTCAAAGCTCTGTTCGACCTGATCGCCGACCCGAGCCTGCCCGACATGTACAGGCGCGCCGCGGCCGGCATCTTCAACACGACTACGGACCTGCTGACGAAGAAGGACGTGCGCCGGCAGATCGGCAAGGTGTCTGAGCTGTCGCTGGGCTACCAGGGCGGCGTCAACGCCTTCCTGTCCATGGCGAAGAACTACCTGCTCAAGCTCGGCCCGATCTACCAGCCGGCGTGGGACGCAGCGACGCCCGAGGTCCGCGAGCGCGCCTCGAAGCGCTACGAGGAGTGCGTGAAGCGCGGCGAGAAGCTGACGAAGCTCCTGACCCGGGAGGAGTGGATCGGCGCCGAGATCGTCAAGGTCGGCTGGCGCGCCACGCACCCGGCGATCGTCAAGGCGTGGAAGCTGCTGGAGGACGCCGCCAAGGAGGCGGTGATGTTCCCGGGGCGCGCCGTCCCGTGCCTCAAGGTCTCGTTCATCGTCCGGAGGGGCTTCCTCTGGTGCCTGCTGCCGTCCGGCCGCTGCCTCGCCTACGGCGCCCCGGCCATCCGCGAGGTCGTGGTCCCGTGGGCGGACATGGAGGTCGAGCTGGAGGCCCGCGAGCGCCGGCCGGCCGTGACCTTCCTGGGCGTGAACCAGCAGACCCGGCAGTTCCGACGCGAGGCGCTCTACGGCGGGCTGATCTTCGAGAACGTGGTGCAGGCCATCGCCCTCGACCTCCTCGACAACGGGCTGCTGATCGCCGAGGAGGCCGGCTACAACCCGATCTTCCACGTCCACGACGAGATCGTGTGCGAGGTCCCGCAGGGCTTCGGGGACCTCGCGTGGTTTGAGCGGGCGATCTGCGAGCTGCCCGATTGGGCGGCCGGCCTGCCCCTGACCGCGAGCGGCTTCCGGGGCAAGCGCTATCGTAAGGACTAAAGCGGCTTGAGGAAGTATATACGGGTCGAGGCGCTGTCCGGAGCTGCGGGGTTCGGAAAGGTCGGATACATGACGAAGCGGTACTTCTCGCCGATCGTCAGTTTCCGCAGAACGTTGTTCTGGAACGTGAACCGCGTAACACCGGGCCGCCAGTCCCACTTGAAGTAGTTTCCATCCTGTTCATCGAAGTCCAGGCCGAAACCAAACTCGAAGGACCCGCTGTTGTCCGCCCAGCGCAACGTCGCGGACATGTAGTAAAGACCGGTCTCGGGCACCGTGTACCAGAAATTAGTCGTGTCCCAGAGGCTTTCAGTATCCGAAACCTTCGTCCCCATGCCAAGACGATAGAACCCGTTCTTCGGAGCGGTCCAGCCGGCACCGTTGCCTGTGATGTCCACGAAGTGCGCCCCGGGCAAGCCGGCACTGGCGAACTTCACGAGCCTCTGGCGATTGATCCGCCCCTGCGCCCGATCGCCACCGGCAAGGCTGTAGTCGGTCAGGACGGCGCCCAGGTCGATCCCATCCGTCGAGGCCCGAAGCATCGCCTCGTCTTGGTTCGCGGCGTTCTTGTCGATCGTCCAGCCAAGCGAGACGTTGTTCTGGAGCTGGTTCGGGCCGATGCCCTGCGCCACGGGCGTGAAGCCGTAGCTCCCGGCCGGGCCGGTGTCGCCCTTGTCGCCCTTGTCACCCTTCGCGCCTTGGATGCCCTGGATACCCTGGTCGCCCTTGGCGCCCTGGATACCCTGATCGCCCTTCGCTCCGGTGTCCCCCTTGACGCCCTGAATGCCCTGGTCGCCCTTGGCGCCGGTCGCTCCGGTATCACCCTTCGCGCCGGCCGCGCCCGTGTCGCCCTTGGCGCCGGCAGCGCCCGTGTCGCCCTTCACGCCCTGAACGCCCTGGATACCCTGGTCGCCCTTGGCCCCGGGCACGCCCTGGATACCCTGGTCGCCCTTGGCGCCCGGAGCGCCGTCCGCGCCGGCAGGTCCGGCCGCGCCGTCCGCGCCCTTGACGCCCGGCACGCCCTGCGGACCGCGGATCTGGCCGACGTTCGTGTAGCCGTTGGCGCCTGAGTTCGACCCGCCGACGCCCGTGTAGGCGTAGCCGTCGCCGGCCGTGTAGCCGTCGCCGGACCCGGACATGATGTAGGTGTCGCCGAGCGCCGCACCGGCCGGCAGATCGGCAGGAGAGGCCACCGTACCCTTGATCGTGACGCCGGCTCCCTGGTCGCCCTTGTCGCCCTTGTCACCCTTGTCGCCCTTGACGCCCTGGAGCCCCTGGTCGCCCTTGTCGCCCTTGGCTCCGGTGTTGCCCTGCGCGCCCTGATCGCCCTTGTCGCCCTTCGCGCCCGGAGCGCCGTCTGCGCCATCGTGTCCAGGCACGCCCTGGAGACCGCGGTCGCCCTGGTCGCCCTTGGCGCCGGTCGCACCCGTGTCGCCCTTGTCGCCCTTCGAGCCCTGGAGCCCCTGGAGGCCTCGATCGCCCTGGTCGCCCTTGGCGCCCTGCGCGCCGGTATCGCCCTTGATCCCCTGGATACCCTGGTCGCCCTTGTCCCCCTTGTCGCCCTTGTCGCCCTTAGTCCCCTGAGAACCAGGTTCTCCCTTGACGCCCTGGACGCCTTGGTCGCCCTTGTCCCCCTTCTGGCCCTTGTCGCCCTTCTCGCCCTTGAGGCTGGCGAGCCACTGGACGACGTTGCCATGGAACCCGTTGGCGACCGCCACGCCGTAGGCGTCGAGGGTCTGCTGGAACGCCTCGGCGATAGCGTCCAGCTCCGCGTCGAGCGCGGTCGCCGGCAGAGGCTTGTCGGGGCTGTTCGTCTGAAATCCGGAGAAGCTGTACTTGCGCTCGTAGCTGGACACGGCGGCCTCGCGAGGTTTGGGGCGGCGGTCGCCCGGCCAGGATCTTTTACCGCATCGGCGCCGAGGCCGCCAAACCGGCCGCGGCCCGGGACTTGACGGCTCCGGGTGCAGGCGGATATAGCAGTGCCGTTGCGGCACTCGGCCGCGTGACAGGAGATAGTCGTGCCCAACCGTCAGCCCCGCGGCCAGCGCCGCGTCCCCATCCATATCGACCCGTCCCTGGTCGAGCGCCTCGACGCCGTGGCCCGCCTGGAGGGCGTGTCGCGCTCGGGACTGATCGTCCGCCTCGTCCGCGAGGGCGTGTCGAAGGCCGAGAAGAAGGCCACCGCCGCGTGAGCATCGCCGCAGCCCTGATCCTCTCGGACGGCGTGACGACCCGTCTCGTCCACCCGGCCGCCATGCCGCCCGCGCTCCGCTCGGAGATCGAGTTCTTCGTGCTCTCGCAGATCGAAGACGAGCAGCGGGTCGAGGAGGCGGTGGCCTCTCTCGTGTCCACGCCGGTCACGGCCGCGCCCGCGGCGCCGGCACCCTCGCCCGCCCTGGCCCGCGCCGAGGCGCGCTCCGTCGCCAAGGCCCAAGGCTACACCGGGGACTTCTGCTCGAAGTGCAGCAGCTCCCGCGTGAAGGTGTCCGGTCACTGCACGGTCTGCGAAGACTGCGGCGAGACCTCCGGCTGCTCGTGATGGAAGACCCGCGCACTCTCGAAGCTCTGATCGAGCGGTTCAAGTCTACGGACGATCAGGACCCGGTGATCTCGGAGGGCGATACCTTCCGGATCTGGCGCGACGAGCTGTTCATTGACGGCGTGGACGGTCCGGACCCGAGCGGCGTCGGTTTCCGCTACGCCGACGACCTACGCATCAAGATAGTCGAGGAGGGCTACTCGCTACGTTCTAGACATCACGCAGACGACGAAGCTACCGAATGGTGCGATCCTGTCGTGCTATCGGACTACGACAGCCTCCACGGCTGGATCTACGAGCTGTGACCTCGATCTACCGCAAACTGTACTTGGAGGACTTGACTGTGACACCCCGCACCATGGACGAGGCCCGGCGGCTCCTGCCGCACGTTGGCTTCGCCGTCTACGCGATCGACCCGGGTGGCGTCGTCACCCTTGAGGTGATCGACCCGGACGGCGTGATCCACCCCTTCGTCGCCATGACGGAGAACGGCTGCTTCGCGCTCGCCTTCCCCGATAGCGTCGAGGAGGTCGAGCCCGGCACCTTCATGCCGCCGGAGGGCTCGCCCGCCCGCGCCGAGCTGGCCGCCTCGCTCGACGCCGAGCCGCCCGAGGTCGCCCCCGACGTGGAGGATCTCGACCCCTCTCTGGACGCAGACGGCTACGCCAACGTAGACGGTGCGGCCCAGCGCGCCGCGTTCGCCAACGCGGAGCCTGCCGACCTCCCGACCGTGGAGACCCCCGACGTGGATCAGGCTGCCGTTGACAGCCTTTTCGACTGAACGACCCCGCAACTGAGCAGTGATGAAAGATCAGTCATGACCAACGCTAAGTTCACCCCGACTATCTGCCTCGATTGGGACGGCGTTATCCACTCCTACACTTCCGGATGGGTCAGTGTCGGCGTCATCCCCGACGCGCCCGTGCCCGGAGCGATGGACTTCATCTTCTCGGTCATTCAGTCCGGGCAGTTCAAGCTCGCGATCCACTCGTCCCGGTCGAGCGACGTGATCGGCCTGGGCGCGATGCAGGAGTACCTGATCGAGCACATGAAGGCCTACCTCGAAGACCGCTTCACGGGCGGCCGGGCGGACACGGCCGCCCGCGAGCTGGTGTTCACCCGGATCGAGTGGCCGACCTCGAAGCCGGCGGCGTGGCTGACCCTGGACGACCGCGCCTGGACCTTCATGGGGCGGTGGCCCCTGCTGGAGGAGATCGCGGCCTTCAAGCCATGGAACAAGGTGTCCGACGCGGACCGCGGCCTCGCTGTGATGCAGCGCGCGGAGCAGCTCGGCAACGCCGAGGTGGCGGACGACGTGATCGAAGACGTGACCGAAGGCGAGGAGCCCTGGACGCTCGGCCGGGTGCTGGAGGAGGGCTTCAAGGCCGCCGGCTGGCGGTTCCCCGGCAACGCCCGGGACATCGCCCTGCTGCGGCTGGCCGAGCTGGACGAGGGCGTGACGGGACCGGCGCCCGCTCTGCCGCAGGAGCCCGAGAAGGCGTTCAGCCTCTACGACGCGATGACCCACGATCAGGTCGTGGCGTCGGGCATCCGCCGCACGGTCGGCAAGCCGCGCTCGCCGGCAGACGGCCAGGACCGCAACGCCGCGCTGTTCGACGCCCTGCCGCAGCTCCCGGTCCAGGGCACCTCGACGCTCGAAGCCGTGCTCAAGGCCGGGCTCCGGAGCCTCGCGCTCGACACCTCGGATATCTCGCTCGACCTGCTCTACACCCACCTCGTCATCCTGACTGAGAAGCTCCCCAAGGACGTGTAGTCCGCGGAGAACTGAAAGGAGAGGAAAGGCACAAGGTGAGTTGTCGTGAGCGAGATGCAAGATCAGGCCACTAATCACTTCTCCAGTCTGTACGCACTCGGCTACCTTCGCCCTGTGCCCGTCACCCCTCCGGACGCAAACCTCGACCCCAACATGTCTTCGCGCGAGCGGGGACTGCGGGATCGAGGCAAGATGCCGGGCGTCAAGAAACCAGACGGCTACTGGCGGCGGTATTCGTTCGTCAACGAGCCGTTCGACCCGGCCGTAGACTTCGCCAAGTGGCACGCGGACGGCTGCAACACCGGCATGGTGCTGCCGCCCGACGTGTTCGCTCTGGACGTAGACTGCCTGGACGGCCCGCTGTCCGCTCAGATCGTGGCGCTCGCCGGGGTTCACCTCGGCAAGGCCCCGATGCGGGTCGGCCGGCGCCCGAAGGTCATGCTGTTCTACAGGATCGACCCGGCGGACCGGCTGCTGCTCGGCTACCGCAAGCTGTCCTTCGCGGTCGCCCCGGGCGTGCGGCAGTTCTTCGAGCTGCTCCGGCCGGGGCAACACGTCCTGATGGCCGGCCGCTATCCGGTGCAGCCGGGCGAGGCGCCGTTCAACTACGAGATCCGCGGCGGGTCCATGTGGCCGCACGCCGAGCTGACGGTCGTGACGTGGGCGCAGGTCGAGGCGTTCCTGTCGGCCGCCCTGGCAGAGCTGCCCGAGGCGTCCATGGGGACGCTGCGGAAGACGACGGTCGTGCGCGCGGAGGTCGATCAGGACAGCCTCGTCCAGGGCGACGAGGAGGAGATCGAGGCCCTGGTGCGGCAGATCCCGAACGACCGGGACTATGACGGCATGATCGAGATGTGCGGCGCGATCCACGGCGCGGCGCAACGGCTCGCGGACGGCGGGCGCTCGATCTTCCTCGACTGGTGCGAGCGCTGGGAGAACGGCACGCCGGATCTGGAGGAGTGCGAGGGCTACTTCAACACCCTGCCGCCGCCCTACGGCCTGGGCTTCGACTACCTCGCCAAGAAGGCCGGCAGGGCCACCGGCAAGGCCTCGGCGGCGCTCCCGTCAGCCTACGGCCTGGGCGAGGAGCTGGAGCTATCCGAGCAGGAGCAGGCCTTCGCGGAGCGCTTCGCCCCGGGCACGGGCCCGCTGGGCGGCGCAACGGAGGACGAGGACTACGAGATCGGTGCGCCGGCCAAGCCCGAGACACCGATCGAGCTGATCGACCCGGCGTCCTTCTACGGCCGCGAGCCGGCCGAGAAGGTGTTCTATATCCCCGGCGTCGTCCCGCAGGGCGAGGTGACGATGCTGACCGGCCAGGGCGGCGTCGGCAAGTCCCTCCTGGCGCTGCAAATGCTGATCGCCATAGCGCTCGGCAAGCCGATCCTCGGTGTCGAGACCGTACAGGCGAAGTGCCTCGGGTTCTTCTGCGAGGACGATATTGACGTGCTCCACGCCCGCGTCCGCGATATCTGCAAGGCCTATGGCGTGGACGAGCGCGAGCTGTCGGGAAAGCTCTGGCTGGTCTGCCGCAAGTACACGGACAACCTGCTCTGCACCTTTGAGCGGGCAGGCACCGCGTCGGTCATGAAGGCCACGCCCCTGATGGAGGATCTCGTGGCGGTGGCCCTCTCCCAAGGCGTCAAGGTCTCGTGCCTCGATACGATCGCGGACATCTTCGGTGGTGACGAGATCAATCGGCAGCAGGTCCGCCAGTTCGTCCAGGGGTGTGCCGGACGGCTCGCGGCCGAGACGGGCGGGGCGTGCATCATCCTGGGCCACCCCTCGAAGTCCGGACAGGCGGAAGGTGGTGACGGCACGTCGGGCTCGACGGCGTGGCATGGGTCGGTGCGCTCCAGGCTGTATCTGACGCACAAGGGCGCCGTGTCGTCACAGCTCCGCGAGTTGTCGTCCATGAAGGCGAACTACGGGCCGGCCGGAGCACAGTGGACGCTTGAATGGCGGGCCGGGGTCCTTGAGACCGTGATGGCCGCTGCGACCGCGGAGGAGGGGGTTAAAATGGTGGCGTCTCGCATAGGCGCTGCGGTCCTTGCCGCCGTGAAGAAGGCCAACGCTGACGGCGTTCGCATGGTGCGGGGCGCCACCACGAAAGCCTCGATCGTCAAGATCCTGCGGACCCGGGAGCCGGGCACATTCAAGGACGTGTCGGACGCTGAGATCGGGGCGAGCGTCGATCAGCTTATGGCGCTCGGGGAGATCCGAGAGAGCGAGGTCGGCCGCCGGTCGAACCGTCAACCTCTGCTCGGTCTCGTTGCGCGCGAACAGCTCGTTACGCCTGTCGAGCAGGACGAGATGTCCGCAGAGGAGCGCGCTCTATTCGACTGAAACGTGCTCAAACTTGTGCTCAAACTTGCTGCTCGAACTTAGTTTGAGCGGTAGTTTGAGCAGGCCTGCTCCAACTTAGCTAAGTCTTTGAGATCGTTGCGTCATCTGAAGGTTGAGCAGTGCTTGCTCAAACTGCTCGCTCAAACTCCCCTATAAGGACAGGTCGGTGCCCGCCCCCGCGGCTTGGGGCCGCCAGGGCAGCTTCCGCCCCGCGCCTTACTCGACCCCTGGCACCCTAAAAGATCGCCTCGCGGATCGGTCGGACTGATTGTCCAGAGAAGGCCACCGACCGAAACTTCCCTGGACGTAGCGTCCGGGCCTCGCGATCTTCGAGCTGGCGGATCTCGGCGAAACGGATTTCAAAGTTCAGCCCGGGATTTCAGAAACTTTGCAAAACCTTTTTTGAGCGGAAGGTCTCGGCGAGCCGGAGCGGCGCCCCGAGGCCGCGCCCGCCCCGGGCGGGGCGGGCGCGGCG